GAAGGTGAGCGCATGGTTGCCGTGGCCGACTGGATCTCGCCTGTTTCTCCTGCTCAAGCTGTACCGGACATCGTGCGCCTTGTCCGCGCGACTTTCCCGCGTGCGAAGGTGAACACCTGGTTGCCGGCGGACGTGATGGATCAGGCGGACCGCATGCCGCTACTCGCGGCGATGAGGAGTGAGGGTTTGCAGCCGATGAGGGGGGCCTACGCCTCATTATCCCGTGGGGCGCTAAGTCCGATGATCCGCACGGAGATGAAGGGAAAGCGGCTGTTCCTTGTGGATAGCCAGGCGCGGCATACTATGAATGCGATAGCCGGAGGCTATGTATTTCCGATGAGCAAAAGCGGCCAGCAAGGTTCAGAGCCGGAACGCGGCCCTCATCGGACCCTGATGGAAGGGGTCGAGAGCGCCGCCTACGTGATATGCTCGCAAAGTGGCAATTCCTTGCCAGATGAGTTACATTCTGCTAGAAATCCGCAAGGTGCAACCTATTTCACTTCTCTTCCAAGGAGATAGCCATGGCCGTATCCCGCACAATTCATCCGAAATCCCCGACGCAAAACCCCGTTGCCTTCTACAAGGGCGAGCAGCAGGGCGGCGCGCACGGCAAGCCAACCAGCGTTGGTGAGAAGCTTCAGGGCGGCCCGCAGCGCGAAGTCATGCGCCGCAAGGGGCTGTAAGTGGAGGGCAAGAAAGGCCGCATGAACCGGGTGTACACGGCACCCGGTATCAAGGCATCGCCTGAAGCCGTGAAGAAGGGCGGGCGCACGGACGACCCCGGCAAGGGCAAGATGCCGATGCGCGGCGAGCGTACGTCGACGCACAAAGGCAAGATGGGCGGCTGACCATGGGCTATCGCGACCATCACAAGAGCGAAGGTAGCCAGGGGAAAGAGCGCGATACGCGCAAGACTCCCGGCAAAGGCGCGAAGCCCCCGCCGATGGGCGCGAAGCGCAAGATCGCACCGAAAAAGAGGCCAGCATGAAGGTATCGAAAAAGGACCGCGCCGGCAACAACGGGCGCAACTGGTCACAGTCGGTAGAACTGCGCGACGGCAAGATGTGGGCGGATTCGAAAACGCCGTTCGGACGCACGTCTAAGAAGCCGGAAGAGGACGACCGGCCGAAAGCCACGCCGAAAGACCGGAATACGGGAAGCCCCCTGTCACGCAAGCTGGCGGGTAAGGTTATCGGATAATGGCCCGCAAAAAGAAAGAAGAAAAGCACGAAGACCTGCCCGTCATCGAAACGGTCGATGCACGGGCAATTGACGCTGAACGCACCGGGGAAGAGCTGGAGAATTTCGCAGAGGATATGTCCTCGGATGCCTATATTGAGGCTTGTAAGTTATACCCTAAAATTCAGCGTTGCTTCGAAAATAAACAACAGCAGTCGGATTGGATCGAAGAATATTGGAACGTGTACAATGCGCGCCCTGATGAAAACCAGCAATACACCGGGAACTCCCAGTGCTATATCCCCGCTGTCAGGGATGCCATCAACGCTCGTTGTAAGCGGACCCTTGCAACTCTTTTCCCCGCGAATTACAAGCACGTCGACGCTGTCGGCCCTGCCTCAGTCACCCCTTTCCCGACGTTGGCTTTACTGGAACACTACATCCGTAAGACGAATCTGAAAGATATCGTTCGCGCGGATCTGCTCTCGGGCGATGTCTCCGGCCAGTGGCTGCTTTACATCGACTGGATGCGCACCACGCGCCGCGTCACCGAACTCGTCAAGAAACCGCCTATCGTCGAGACGATGGCCGGCGACGAAGAGGACATGACGATTGAGGAAGAGTGGGACATCGAGGAGAAGACGGTCGTCGATGAGATGCCGGATATCACGCCAATGGCGGTTGACGATCTGGCAGTCTACCCGCCCACGGTGAACGATATTGAGCGCGCGACAGCTACGGCGATTCGTCTGCGCCTGTCGAAGGAATCGGTGGAGCAGTTTATTGAAGAAGGCGTCTTCGTCGGATGGAACGCGAAAGAGATCATGGACAATCTGAACGAGCCAGACGGCGGCCGTCAGAAGCGTGTCCCGAATAAACGCCGCACGGCAGATGCGGGCGTGCGCACCGAGGGCACGTACAAGTACGCGCTGATTTACGAAGTCCATACGAATCTGGAACTGGAAGAAGGCAAGGGCAAAGAGCCCTGCTTTGTCTACTACGCCGGTCCGGAAGTCATTCTCGGCATCATCCGTAACCCATTCTGGTCGAAGAAGCGCCCGATCATCACAGCACCCGTCGAACGGATTCAGGGAACGATTTACGGGATCTCGCGCGTCGAACCGGTCAAATACCTCCAGTGGAATCTTAACGACTACTGGAATATGGGGCAGGACAGCGCGCAGTATGCGCTTTTGCCTATCGTCATGACCGATCCGTTAGCCAACCCCAATTACCAGAGCATGGTGATGGGGCTCGCCGCTGTGTGGTTGACGAACCCCCAGACGACCCAGTTCGCGCAGTTTCCGGCCATCTATAAAGACGCCGTGGCTTTGTGTCAGGCGATCAAGGCGCAGATCAACGAGAGCATGGAAGTCAACGACGCCATGCTCGGCAAGATGCCGGCGGGCCGGAAGAATCAGGCACAGGCCGCAGCGCAGGCGCAGGAACAGCAGTCGAACATCATCGACCATGCGAAGCGCTACGAGGGTTGCATCCTGAACCCGTTGCTTGAGCGCATGTTCGAGCTCGACCGCCAGTTCCGCACGAAGGAACTGACCGTAGTGACGATGGGCGAGGTTGGCGCGCGTGCCAAGCAGGAAGAGATTCCGGTGCAGGCCTTCTCAGAGCGCTATTTCTTCCGCTGGTGCGGCACGGCCTACCAGACCGGTATGCAGCGCATGCAACAGATGATTGCGTGGATGAACGTGCTTCGCGGCATTCCCCCGCAGCAGCTGGACGGCAGGCGGCTCAATGTTGGTCCAATCCTGGAGATGGGAACCGAACAGATTTTCGGGCCTGAAGTCGGCCCGCGCATCCTGATCGACGAGCGCAACCTGTTTCATGTCGAGCCATCAGACGAGAACCTGATGATGCACAACGGCTTGCCGGCGGAAGTGCATCCGGCGGACGACGATCAGCGGCACATCGCGGAGCATATGCGCGGTGCGACGCTGACCGGCGATCCGGTCGGCCTGTTCCGCGCGCACATCCAGCAGCATCAGCAGGCCATGAATCAGAAGATGCAAAAGGCGCTTGGTCCTCCGCAAGGGCAGCAAGGCGTACCGGGCGGCGCAGGGCCAGGCGTGGCAGGTACTCCGCGCCCCGGCGCGCAACCGGGCCAGCCTCGCCCGCAAGGGCCCGCCGGAATGATTCATCCGGACACGGTTCAGGATGCACAAATGGGGCCTCGCTAATGATTGCGCGATCGACGCTATGGGGCACTATCCAGTTCGGTGATGAGTTTTACAGGCTCACCGAACTGGAGCAGTGCGCCATCGTCGCGCACGAACAGGGCCATATCCATCACCGGCACACGTGGAAGCGCCTCGCGCGGCTCGTGACTTTCCGATGGAAGGGTTTCTTCGAGTTCTGCGAAGCGCAGGAACTGGAAGCGGATCGGTACGCCGCGGAACGCGGACACGCGGCCGGCCTGATCTCTTTCCTGTTTCGCAGTAACCTGCATGTAAAATCCGCTGGATATCCGACGCATAAACAGCGCATAGAGGCTATCCATGTCCGATGAATTCCGCATCATCCCCTACGTTGTGCGCTCGGCAGGCACCGATGTGCCTCCGGAAGAAGTGCAGGCCGCGATCAACTCGCTCGCGCAGCAGACCACGGTTGACCTGAACATTCTCGCCAGCCAGGCGCAAAGCCCGACTGGGCCGGCAGGCGGCGATCTCGGCGGCACCTATCCGAACCCAACTGTGGTAGGTCTGCACGTAACGACCGGTACGGAAAGCGGTGTCACGGTTACTGGAAATACAATCAATAGTTCACCGATCGGCCAGACTACGCCGGCCGCCGGGGCTTTCACGACGTTGACCGCGACCACGCCAATTGGCGCGGCAAGCGGCGGCACGGGCCAGAATACGTTAAGCGCGCACAATGTCCTGCTAGGTGAAGGTACAGGCGCGGTAGGCTTCGCGGCTCCGGGCGTCACTGCTCAACCCCTTGTTTCGAACGGTTCAGGCGTTGATCCTTCTTTTCAAACCCTGGGTGTAGCCGGAGGGGGGACCGGTCAGGCGTCGTTACTTTCGCATGGCGTTTTGATAGGCGAAGGAACAGGAGCCATTCATTCAACTGCCGGAACGACCGGGCAGATGCTGCTTGGCGTGACCGGAGCGGATCCGGCTTTCGGAAACAATCCGACGATTACCGGCGGCACAATCGACAATGCGCCTATCGGAGGCACAACACCGGCTTCTGCTAAAGTTACAAGTCTGATCATCCCCAGCACAGGCACGGGCGTAAGCCAGACCTTCATAGGCTCCGGCGGCGCGGCGCTGATGTGGGAAAATCAGACAGCAGTAGCGGCGAACGCCACCACTCCCGAAATCGGTGCGCAGTTCACCATAAATTCCAACGTTGGAACGGCCAACAAGACAACGGCGTACAAGATAGGTTTGACCTCTTCCGCCATCGGAGGAGCGAATTCTGCCAACGTCTACGGGCTCAACACTATTACGCAGGGTTTCGGCGGAACGTATCTGGTAACGGGTATCGAAAGCGATGTCAACAATGTCGGCGCGGACTCCATAACCCTCGGGGGTTCGGCGGCGGTGTACGGACTGGTTGCGGTCGCCGCCGGAAGTTTCAAGTCAACCGCCGGCCTGTGGTTGACGAACGGGGGCTCTTCCGGCTCATGGACGTACGGATGCGCTGTATCGCAGGCGAACGTCGCAGCGTACTACGAAGCCAGCACGGCAACCGCCGGCCTGAACATCGCAGGCACGCATACCGCCGGGATAGACATGACCGCCGGCACGATGACGCATCTTATGACGTTGCCGAATAACGTCGATATCGCGCAAAAGGATAGCGGCGGAACGCTCAGAACCCTGATCTATACTGACAACACGAACAACGTCCACTTAGGCGATCCCGCCCTGAGTTCCGTAACTTCAGAAACAAATTTCATATCTGTTGGTTCGGTAACGCCTTCGCAGACCGGCGGCATCGTTGGCACCACTACAAACAACAATGCGAACACGGGCAGCGTGGGCGAGTATGTAACCAACACGACGACCGGAACATCCCTCGCTACAGGTACTACCGCAAATGCAACCAGTGTTTCACTGACTGCCGGCGACTGGGACGTTACAGGTGTCGTTCGTTTTAACCCGGCGGGGACTACCACAGTAAGCAATGAATACGCAGGAATCAGTACAACATCAGCTACGCTCGGCATATTGGGCACCTTTGTACAGGATTCCGGCCCGCTCAATACCGGGTCGCAGATGTACACCACATGCCCCGTCGTGAGAGTCAGCATCGCGGCGACTACGACTGTGTACGCTGTGGCGCAGGCCACGTTCGGTACGAGTACGATGTCTTGTGATGGTTTTATCCGGGCGCGTCGTGTCCGTTGACTTTTCTGTAACAATCGCATATAACCGGCGAAAGCCTACACAGGAGCTTATCGTGCGAAAACTCAGCAAATTGACCGCGATGATTCGCGCGTTGTTTCCCGGCGTTCAGGGGCAAACTCCCGTCATTTCTCCGATGCTCGGCGCACTGGCGGATCAAACCGGCATTATCAATTCGATTCTGTCCATCAACCCGTGGCAAGCTGCTATCTACAACGCAGCCTCGAACACGACGGGCTTCACGGCTACCCAGTCGCAGATCATGGGTGCGGAAACAACCGTACTGAACCTGACGGGCACGCTCGGCGCGGGCGCTGCACTTACGCTCCCTACGGCGGCCGTGATGCAGGCGACGATGACCCCGCAGCAGGCAGTAGTCGGGTCAACTACTACGCTTCGCGTAATCAATAGCTCGGGCGGTGCTTTCTCCTGGACAGTTACTACGGCCACTGGATGGACGCTTAACGGAACCATGACGGTAGCGCAAAATACCTGGCGCGATTTCATCGTGACGATCACGGCTGTCGGGGCTACGCCGACGATGACGCTTCAGGCGATCGGCACTGGCACGCAATCGTAAGGAATGACAATGAACAAGCTGCTTAAAAAGCTGCTCGGCCTTCTTTTCCCGGGGATTGACGGCGATGATACTGATGTTGATCCTCCTGAACTTCCTGAGTCACCTGATCCCGATGGTGATGATCCTGATCTTGATCTTGACCTTGATCTGCCTGACGATACTCCTGCACGCGCCGCCCCGCGCCGTGACGATTCTGGTGAGCGCCTGGCTCGGCTGGAAGCTGAAGTCTCGGCAGCGAAGCGTTATGCGGATGAAGTCAAATCTCGCCAGCCCGCTCCGGTAGACAGCGAGTTCCAGCGGGAAGAGGAAAAGCTTCGCAATCCGGAAACGACGGAACTGGAGCGCTGGCAGATCCAGTCAAATCGCACTCTACGGGAAGCGAAAGCCGAAGCGCGCCAGGCGAGGCTTGAAGCGGCCGACATGATCGACCGCACGCGGTTCGAGTCGAAGAATTCGACCGACCCGCGCCGCGCGAAGTATGCGGAGCGCGTGGAAGAGGCGATCCAGCAGGAGCGTGCGCAGGGGCGCAACGCGTCGCGCGAGGCTGTCTACTTCTACATGCTTGGCAAGGATATCGCAGAGGGCAAGCTCAAAGCGAAGGCGAAACCGGCATCGAAAACGCCGGACGTGCCGCGCGGCAGGTCTCCGGGGGTTCGGAGCGACGTTCAGGGCCGGGGCAGGCCCACGACTGATAAAGACAAGCTTCGTGCTCGTCTCGAAAATCAGAATATTTAACCACGAGAGGAAACCATGTCCTACCTCAAGAAACTGGGCCTCATGTGGGCCTCGCTGTTCCCCGGCGTGACAAACCAGTCAACCAGTTTTACGGCTGACGTTGAAGCATACATTCAGGAAGAAGTCGAGCCACTGGCCCGCCGGCAACTGGTCGCATACCAGTTCGGCAAGCCGCTCAAGCTCGATACGAATCGCGGCACGACCTACACGGCTTCGCGCTACCAGCGTCTTCCGCTGCCGTTCGCGCCGTTGCAGGAAGGCGTCGCGCCCCCCGGCGAGGCGATGGCGCTGCAACAGGTCTCGGCGACCGCGCAGCAATGGGGCGATCGCGTCATCATCACCGACGTGGCGAACCTGACCATCAAGCACCCGCTCTTCCAGCAGGCCTGCGAACTGGTCGCGCTTCAGCTTCCGGAAACGCTCGAACGCAACACGATGAATACGCTGATGGCGGCCACGCAGGTGAACTTCGCCAACGGCAAAACGTCGCGCGCCAACCTGCTCGCCACCGATGTCATGACGCCGCACGAGAACAACCGCATTGTCGGAACGTTCCTGACCTATGGCGTTCCGCGCTTCATGGGCGACGAGCGGGAAGACATGATGATCGAGGCGGGCGCGTATCGCGATCCATCGAAGTCGCCGGCCGTGATGCAGCACTACATCGGCCTGATTCACCCGCTGTCGGCGCAGGATATGCGCGAGAACACGACCGTGGCCAATGCCTGGTCGTACAGCGACATCAACCGCCTGTACAACAACGAACTCGGCCCGTTTGGCGGCACGCGCTTTGTCGAATCGAACATGATTCCGTTCTTCACGGGCGTGGCTGCGATCCAGGGCACGGCTTCGGCTTCGGGCGGCACGCTCGCGACGAACGCCGGTTACCAGATCATCGTAACCGCTTCGCCGGCGCAGACTTCGGTTGAACAGCAGATCTACCAGGTGTCGAATGCGATCTCGGTTACTGGCCCGACTGGTTCTATCAGCGTTGTCCTGCCCCAACTGGCCGGCTACGTGTTCAACATCTACATCGGCACGTCGGCCACGCCGTCCAACCTTGCAACCGCAATCGGTCTCGGCGTTCCGGCTACCGGCCCCCTGGCCGGCCAGGCAACGCAGCTTCTGCCGAACCAAACTGTCACCCTGACAGGCATCGGCGTCGCGCAAACGCCGCCGGCCGCTCCGGCCACGGGCGTTTCAGTATTCCCGACGATATACATCGGCAATCACTCGTACGGTCAGGTGCTGCTCGAAAACCCCGAGTTTCACTATCTGACGGGCCCTGACAAGTCAGATCCGCTGAATCAGACGCGCGTGGTAAGCTGGAAAGTGTTCTACGGCTCGATCATCCTCAACCAGGCGTTTTTGGCTCGCGTTGAAGCCGGTTCTGCCTTCAGCACGACGTTCTCCGCCGGCACTGTGACAACCCCGTAATCAGGAGCGTAAATGCCCCCGCGTACCCCTAACACCCCGCCCGATGGCGGGGTTTTTGAAGACAACGACGAACCGATTGAACAACCGGCAAAGGTTGAATCGCCGGATGATCTGAAAGCGCGCATCAAGGCGCTTGAGGCTCAACTCGCGCGCTCGCAGGCCGGAAAGGCAATCGCGGAGGAAGAATCCGCGCGCCTTTCCGCGCAGGCTCAATCCTCGATGTTCACGACGAACGTTACCGAACGGTTCTCCCGCAAGACGGAAGCCGGGAAGGATCTGTGGTGGTATCGTATTGACCTCGCGCCGTGCGGCGGAACGGAAGTCAAGATCAACGGCGTCCCGTACTACCACGGTTCAACTTACGAGTTCGAGACGGATCTTCTGCGCTCCATCAAGGAAATCGTGGCGCGCACGTGGGATCACGAGAACAACATCCAGGGCAGCAACGAGAACGTCTACAAGGTCGCGCAGGAGCGCATCCTTCGCGGCGGCGAACGTCGGCGATAAGAGGAAACAATGAGCGAAGAAAAGATTGCGGTAGTGGTCGGTAACTTCCAGATCAACATGCCGGCACCGAACGGCGCTTCACTGTCGATCAGCGAATACATTCGAGAGGGGGAAACGCTGGACGAACTGAATGAACGCGTGGACGTGGCTCGTGAGGTTTTGGTACGCCAGCAACAGGCCCTGGAAATTCCGGTTCTTGAAGAGCGGATGGGGCAACTTGAACGTACGCGCGTCCAGATCATGGAAGCGTACGCGGATCTGCTCGAAAAGCAGAAGCGCAAGACGCTCCCAAGCGCTGAAATGTCGCACCTGAAAAATTACCCAACTCAACTCAAGCACATTGAAGAAGAGATCGAGAAGGGCAAAGCGAAAATCGCCGTCGTGAAAAAGGTCGCGTAATGGCTTATCTAACGTCTCAGCAAATTGTCAATCTGGCATGCACTATCGCCAAATGCCCTGGCTTTCTGGCTCAGGGCGGACAGTTTCTGAACATGACGTTAGAAGACCTCTGGCTGCACCGTGATCTGAAGATCAACCGCAAGACGGAATCGATCACGGTGCAGGCAAATAACTTCGGCCCGTTCACGCTGCCGTTGAATTATCTGCGTACGTACGATCTGTTCTTCACGCAAAACAATCTGCCGTATTTCCTGAATCCGATCTCGACTGAAGAATACGATCAGGAGTTCAAGGATCCGTCAATCGCGAACTATCCGTATGAGTTCATGACGATTCTGGTCGACGAGACGGCGGCGATCGCGCAGGGTTCCGCCGGCACGCTCTTCATCTATCCACAGTCGTCCGGCCAGATCGTCCTGACGCACCGGTACATGGTGAAGCAACCGGACATCGCGGCGCCGGAAACGTCAGTCGTAATCCCGTGGTTTCCGGATCAGGATTACCTGATCACGGCCACGGCTTCACGTCTGATGCAGATCACGGATGACACGCGCCGGCCGGAATTCATCGCGGAATGTGAGAAGATGCTTCGCATCCATCTGATCATGGAAGGCGACGAACAGCAGGTAGTGAAGTCCGTTCGCCTCGATCCTCGGCGCTTCCACACAAACCGGACGCTCAAGCCGACCAAAATCACCGACTAGGAGACGCTGTGGCAATCCGCAACGACCAGCCGGTAAGATTCACGCCCAAGGGTATCTGCGATGCGTTCGACGCAACGGACGCCTTTCCGGGCGCGTGCGCGTTGCTCACGAACCTGATTTTCGATCAGGCGAACCCCGAAGTGGTGATAAGCCGACCCGGCGTCGGCGCACCGGTTACATCCTTTGCCAGCTTCACGCCCCCGACTTTCGTTTCCGGCTTCATCACGATTGGATCAGTCGTGTACGGCATGGTCTCGACCGCGCGCAACGCAGGGCATGATGAGCCATTCGCGTTCGATCTGAACGCTGGAACGTTCATCACGATCAGCGGTGTTACAGCGGGCAATACGCCGACCTCACCCGCGACCACGGGCCCGTGGACGCCTCCGACCTTCGCCGTGATCAGCACCAAGATTATCGTCGCGCATCCGGGGTTTAACGGCGCGGGGTCGAACTTCTTCGGCGTGATCGACATCACGACTCCGGCCACGCCTGCGTGGAGTTCAAGCAATCTGGCGACGAACGGGCTCACTGGGGTTCCGACTTCGGTTTCGAACTACAATAACCGGGCGTACTTCGCTGTCGGGAACACGCTTCAATTCAGTGACGTGCTCGTGCCGACGACGCGCACGAACGCGAGCCAGGCTTTGACGCTCGGCGATACGACGCCGATCACCGCGCAATCCGGCCTGCCTGTCCAGACGACTTCGGCCGGTGTGGTAGGAGCGCTCGTGGTATTCAAGGCGTCGCAGATCTGGCAGGTTACCGGCGATCCGGCAACCAGCAATCTGGCGTTGAACTACGTCACCCTGACGACGGGCACCATCGCGCCGCGCACCGTCGTGCAAGGTCCGTTCGGGATCTTCTTCATCGGTATTGATGCGCCCTACATCCTGAACTTCCTTGGCGTGCTATCGCCTCTGTCGCACACCCCCGGCAATGACGGCGTGGCCGACGTGCAAGTCCCGTTCCAGAACGCGACAACGCCCTCACGCCAGGCCGCATCGTTCTCCGGCAACATCTTTCGGGTATGCTCCGCGACGATCATTCAGGGCGTACAGCAGACCAACGATTACTGGTACGACATACGACGCAAGCGCTGGACCGGGCCGCACACTTTCACTTACGATTCGATATCGCAATTCGGGAATAACTTCGTGCTGTCGGGCATCGATCATGGCGCGGCGCTGTTTGTGAGTCAAAGTCTTCCGGCAGTGGGCAGTGTCTATACAGACAACGGTGCGCAGCTCGTCAGTCATCTGCGCTCGTCGTCTTTCCCGAAAACGGGCCACATGGCGGAAGTTCAGGTAGTCGAGTCGACACAGGAATTTGCGTCTTCTGGTGCATCCGTGAACTACAATATTACGGCCCTGGATGACCAGAACGGCACGCTAAACTCGACTTCTGTCTCAACGCCGGCCGCGGGGATCACTTGGGGCGGCGGAGCGCTGTGGGGCGGTGGCGCGCCGTGGGCGTCCACTGCGAAGATTCCCCACGTCTACACCATCCCCTGGACAGCGCCGCTCGTATTCCAGAAAATGGCAATCGACATAACAGGGACTTCGTCTAACAGCCTGTCGATCGGGACTTTTTTCGCCCGGTACCAGGATACGGGTTACACCAATCAGGGGTAAGGCATGGCGATCATCGGAACGCTACCGAACAACATCCAGAACGGCCAGGTGGTTGACGCTAACCCTGTGATGGCGGATTTTAACTATATTGTCAATCAGGTGAACGCGAACGCCAATCCGCTGGGCACACTGACAGCGCCGAGCGGGACCGTTATGCCCTTCGCACAGGCAACCGCACCCTTGGGATGGACCGCTTCAACAGACGCAGCTCACAATGATGCGGCGATGCGGTGCATGACCCCGGCAGGATACGGGGGGACTCAAGGTGTTAGCGCTTTCGGCCTGCTGCTTGAGGGGGGCGCGGTAACCGATGGCCATTCATTGTCGATCGGCGAACTGGCGGCGCACAATCACACGGACTCGGGTCACATTCACAACATAAACGACTTGGGCCACAGTCACGGACCATCTGGCGGGGGAAGTTTTTATACCACGCAGGCCAGCGGGGTCAACTACGGCGGGGGCGGCACTTCTTTTACCCCTGTAGCTTCGACTGCCACTGTGGCAACCGGGATTAATATTCTGACAGGAAACGCGCAGATCCAGAACACCGGCAGCGGCTCGGCGCACACGCATACGCTGACCAACTTCAATTACAAGATTGTCGATTACATCCTTTGCACGAAGAGCTAACCCGATGCGCAAGAAAGAACCTATTTGCCCGCTCCTGAAGAAAGAATGCATTGGGGATGGCTGCATGTTCTGGACGCATATGCTCGGTACGAACCCTCAAACCGGGCAGCCGGTAGACCAGTTCGACTGCTCGATCAGATGGCTGCCGGTGTTGATCCTCGAAAATGCGCGTATGACGCGCGGCGCGCAGGCGGCGGTAGAATCGATGCGAAATGAAGTAGTGCAGCGGCAGGACGCTCTTAATAACGCCGTGGCGCTAGGCCAGCGTGAAGCGGCAAAGCGAATCGGGGAACAGGAATGCCAGACGATAGAACGCTTACCGAATCAGACGTAAAGGCGATAGTCGATGAGTTGGAAAGACGCGCTACACAGCGGTTTCAGATCAATATTGGGCGGGGGGTGCTTGGTCTGGCGTGGAAAGCCTGCCTGTACCTCGCGATATGGCTTGCCGCCTACGGCGCTGCCGGAGGCTTCAAGAAATTTTTCAACTAGGAGTAGCATCATGAGTTTCTGGACTGATATCGAAGCCGAATTCAATTCCGTCGTCGCGAGCGCGGATAGCATCCCGGCAAAGCTCGAAGCCCTGGTCGGGATCCAGAGCAAGGCCGCGCAGATGACCGCGCTCACCAACCAGATCACGGCCATCCTTGAAGACGGTTCGAAAGCGAACGCCGACAAGGTGACGGAAATCCTGACGGCGGTAGGCAAACTGTGAGCCCCGAGACACTGGCAGCGGCGCTTGGGGTTCCTTCGGCTCGCGCGCAAACGTGGGCCGATCCGCTTTCTGCGGCGATGGCTCTTTATGCTATCGATTCGCTCAAGAGGCAGGCGGCGTTCCTCGCCCAGGTAGGTCACGAGTCCGGCAGGTTGATCTATGTCCGGGAACTGTGGGGGCCGACGCCCGCACAGGAAGGCTACGAGGGACGCGCGGATCTCGGCAATACCGAGCCAGGTGACGGGTTCAAGTTCCGTGGCCGTGGCCTGATTCAGGTCACAGGGCGCGCGAATTACGCGACATGCGGCGCGGCGCTGTGTCTGCCTCTGACCGACTCGCCGGAACTGCTTGAGTCTCCGTCCAATGCTGCGCAGTCGGCGGCGTGGTTCTGGAATTCGCGCGGTCTGAACGCTTTCGCCGATGTCATGGACTTCGAGACGATCACGCGAAGGGTTAATGGCGGTTTGAACGGGTGGGATGACCGCGTGGCGCTCTGGAAAATGGCGCTCGCCGCATTTGGAGCAGACAATGGCACTTGATCCGGTCACGGCAGGAATCGACCTAGCTACTACGATCGTTGGACGCATCTGGCCGGACAAGACGGCGCAGGAGCAACAGCAACTCGCCGCTACCCTATCCATGATCCAGGGGCAAATGACGATCAACCAGGCGGAAGCGGGCAACGCCAGCACCTTCGTCGCCGGCTGGCGGCCCTTCATCGGTTGGGTATGCGGTCTCGCATGCGCCTGGAACTGGATGGGCTTGCCTGTCGCCAAGGTAGTTCTCGATTACTTCGGGCACACAATCTTGATGTCGCCCGCCGATCTGTCGGAGATGATGCCGGTTTTGATGGGCATGCTTGGGCTTGGCGGGCTGCGCACGTTTGAGAAGGTGCAGGGCGTGGCGAGGATGAAATGAACCACCTTGTAAAAATCGCTCACGGCATCGATACGGCTCCGGTCCTGCTTGAGATCGCGCGCCAGCCCAAGCTATGGAACCGGCACACGGTCAGGAAGACGGCACCGGAGACCCCGCACGCCGCGATGGACGATATCTGGCTGCGCTACCGGGATGAGAAGCCGTTTAGGGAATCGGGCGACTACTCGACATTCAATGACGAGCATGACGCGATCTTCTACCCGGAATGGTTCGCGCTGCCCAGCGTGCGCCCTATCGTCTACAGTCTCATGGCGCGCGTTCAGGCGGTACGCCTGGGCGGTGTGATGATCACCCGGATCCCGCCGGGGGGTCGAATTGACCCGCACGCAGACGACGGCTGGCACGCCACGTATTACAATACGAAATTGTATGTCGTGCTTCAGTCGAATCCGCAGTGCGTCAATCGCGTGGAAGAGGAGCGCGTCTCGATGGCACCGGGCGATGTCTGGTACTTCGACAACCTGAAAGAGCATGAAGTCGTGAACGACGGTCCGGACGACCGGATCACGCTGATTGTGTGCCTGAGGTGCGAAAAATGATCAGGCATTACTTTTCAGGTGGCGCTTACGTACGGGAGCAAACGCTGGCGGAAGGGCTCGAAGTCGAAAAGCACGAACACGACTACGACCACGTGAGTTACCTGTGCGCCGGTCGCGCGCTGCTCGACGTGGACGGCGAACTGGAATATCTGACCGGGCCGTGCGCCATTCTGATCAAGGCGGGCTGTAGACACCGGATTGCGGCTCTGACAGACATCACCTGGCTTTGCATTCACGCGGAGAGCGTTGCGGATCCGGAAACCATTGTGAAGGAGTGACATCATGCCATGGGGCGTAGCGGCAGCAGCAGTAGGCGCGGGGGTATCAGCGGCGCTCGCCCCCTCTCCTTCAGGTGGATCGGGCGGCAGTCAATCCTATTACGTTCCGACGGGTTTGCAGACCGCCGACCAGCAATGGCAGGCGCTTCAGCAGGGCAACCTTAATGCGTATAACGCCAGCAATCTGTCTCAATACGGTCTGCAATCCCTTAATCAAGGGATGGAAAGCTATAACCAGTATGCGCCGGGATACCAAAATGCCGCGAATGCGGCGGGCGCACAGTATGGCGCGCTCGGCCAGCAACTAGGTGCTGCTTCAGGACAGCAATTCGGTGCAGCAAATCAGGTCTACCAGACCGCTTTCGATCCGCAAAGCGCGCTTTACAATCGCACTGTTCAGCAGTTGCAGGACCAGACCGGAGCCACGAATAGCATGTACGGGCTCGGATCCTCGGCCGCCGGCGCGGGCGTCGCGAATCAGGCGCTCGGCAACTTTAATATCGACTGGCAGAATCAGCAGCTTCAGCGTCAGATTCAGGGTTTAGGCGCGGCGGGGCAAGCCTACGGGCAGGCTGGCGCACTCGGGCAGGCCGGGGGGCAAGCCACGCTTCAGGGCGGTCAATTGCCGTATCAGACCGCGCAGAGCCTCGCCGCAGTGCCCGGACAGCTTGGCGGCGCGTATGGGCAGTTCCTGCAAAGCAACGTGTACGGACCGGCGCAGGGGTTCCAGTCGCAGGCGATTCCGTATATGAATTACGGACAGGGGGCGCAGGCCGTACCTTACCAGAATGCGCAGCAAGGCGCGGGAGCGGCCGGCGCACTGATATCACAGGGTATCCAGGGCTTGGGCAGCAATCCGCAAGTCCAAAGCGGACTTGGAAGCCTGTTCGGCGGGAATAGCGCTAGCGGGTCTTTCAGCGGCGGCGACTTCTCCGGTGCGTTCTCATCCAATCCGTACTATGGCGGTGGCGGTAACAGCTACGGCTTCACCATGGGGTATTGATCATGGCCGGACTTGGGGGACTTCCCTACTTCATTCAGTACCAGGGGCAGTTGCAGGAACAGGCAGCAGCGAAGCAGCAACAGCAGATGCAGCTTATGCAGTTCCAGCAGCAGCAGCAGGACCGCCAGCGGCAACAGGCCGCAATGGCGGCGGCCGGCAACGCACTCCCTCAACTGGTGCAACCGCCTCCGCAGGCGATGCAGCAGCCCGCGCCGCAACCTCCGGCACCCGGTCAGGCATCACAACCGATGCAGCAGGCCGGCGGAGGCGTTCCGTTGCCCCAAGGCCCGGTTCCCGGCCAGGTGTTGCGTCCGCCATTGCTTCCGGGCGGCGCGCAGGGCGCTATGTCCCCGCAGGGCATTCCGCCTTTCCGTCCGATGCCTAGCGCGCCGCCCCCGCAACAGGCGCAACCGGCAGGGATTCCCGCGCCCCCGCAACAGGCACCGCAAGCCGCGCCACCCCAGCAAGACCAGATGGAAGGCGGCTTCTCGCTCTCGAACATCATCCAGTCGGGGCAGAAGCAAGGGCTCTCCGGTTCGGATCTGTACGACTACGTGCAGACCATGGAACCGTACATGACCGCGCAGCAAAAGGCGAAAGCGGAGCAATTCAAGACACAACTCGAACTGAAGAAGCTCGATGCGGAAATTGCTTTGCATACGCAGGCTGCTCAAAACCAGAACCTGTCTTTTCAGGAACGCGAGCGACACGATCGGGCGCTTGAGGATCTGGCATCGCGCCGTATCGGTATCGCGCAGGGCAATCTGAACATCCGGATTCAGGCAGCAGGAGGCGGAGCGGGGTCCGCCCCTGTGGCCGACCTGACACCGGACACGCAGGGTAATTTGCCTGCCCCGAAAGCGGTCGGCGGCTATTCGAGTGAAGCAATCAAGGCCTTGGGTGAAGACTTCGCGCAGCGGGGTTCCGCTGCATTCACAGGTATGGGGCGCGGGAAGAGCGAGGCAGCGGTACGCGCCGAGGCGATCAACTACGGCACTGCGGTAAATGCGCAGAAGGGCGGGAACGTTGCAACCAACCGCATCCAGTACGCGGCGGATACGGCCGGCGCACGCTCGAACGCGGTACAAGCCGCCAAGGTGGACGCGGCGGCGAACGCGCTTGTGCAGAAGGGCGGGATTGGCGACCAGTTGCAGGAGGCGACGGACGCATTGGAGCGAACAGGAATTCCAGTCGCCAATCAGGTGCAGATGGAAGCGCTCCGGCGTACGTTCGATCCGCGCGTCGCGGCTTACGACGCGGCACAAAATGGCGTGGTATCGGAAGCCGCGCAGATCCTCGGACGCGGCACGCTTACCGTGAACTCGATGGAAGAAGCGCGGCGCGTAGTAAGCCAGTGGCATACTTCCGAACAGACGCGGGCAGGCCTTGCGCAGCTTAAACGTGAAGCCGCGACCACGGTTAGGGCGTCTTCGGAAGAGGTAGCGAAGTCCGCGCGCACGCCGAAAGGTCAACCGGGTGTACAGGCAGGCAATGCGCCTGAAACAAAGACGATCGGCAACAAGACATATGTAAAACACGGTTCTGACTGGTACGAGCAATGAAACTGGTAACCGATCCGGCGCTCCTGGCGCAATTGAATGGCGGTGGCGGTGACTCCTCATCCGGAGGGAAAGTCACTGATCCGGCTTTGCTCGCGCAACTTAACAACCCGGCAACCGGTCTGGAGAAACTTCCGCCGGCCGCTGGCGCTCCGCAGAATCCTGTGTACGTCGCGCCGCCCTCTGAAAGCATCGGGCAGCGCATCAAAGGCAGTGCGGAGGCTGGAGCGGCGTTGGCAACGGGTGCGCTCGGCGGCGCTGCCGGCCAGTTGTATGGGCTCGGCAAGACACTTACCGGCGGCAAGTACGGCACGCCGCAGGGCGCGGCGGAAGGCGAGGCAGCGGGCGTCAATCTCGCGAACAAGCTTACCTACCAGCCGCGTACGCAAACCGGACAGGCGATCACGCAGGGCGTTGGTAAGGCGCTTTCCCCTTTGCAGGCGCTGCCGGCGGACGCCGGTTTACTCGGTCGGATTGGTGAAGTACCGCGCGGTGTACTGGCGGGCGAAGAGGCAGCCGGCGCGGCGGGGCGCGTGGTCGGCAAAGGCGCAGCAACCGCTGCCGCGAAGGCGTTACCCGCCATAGATGAGGAAACCCGACAACTCGCGCAGCAGGCTCATCAGATGGGTTTTCGCCTGACTCCGGAACAGGTGGTAGGCGGCAAGTACAGCAAGATTGCTGGCGAAAGCCTGGCCTCTGTTCCGCTATCGGGCAGCAATGCGGAATTCAATAAAGGCGTATTCCTTCGCAACCTGTCAGAGCAGGCAGGCATAGAAGGCGGAAAGCCGACGCGTAAAGCCTTCGGGCAGGCGACGAAAAAAGTGGGCAAGGAGATTGGAGCGCTTAATCAGAAGTACGATGTACCTATCGACCGTTCTGCAACGCAGGCTTTTAAGTCGAACGCTAACGGTCAGTTGCCGGAAGTGCAGAGCGTCGTCAACTACTACTCTGATCTGATCTCGAAGAGTGCCAAGGGCGGCGTGCTTCCGGGCAGCACTTTCCGGAAGATCAATACGAAACTTAACACTCAGATCAAGCAGACTTCGAATGGTGATCTGAAGTACGCACTTAGCAATTTGCAGGACGATCTTCTGGAGCTTCAGCAAAAGCAGATGAGCCCTGAAGATAACGCGCGCCTCAACACTTTGCGACGGCAATATGCGATACAGCGCACGATAGAGCCGCTTGCAGCGAAGAGTCCTACAGGCGACATCCCGCCGTCGGCGCTACTCGGGGCGCTTACTGCCACAAAGACGGGGAAGTCTTTCGTCGCGCGTAACGCGGCCGGCGATCTCGGCAATCTGGCGGACATCGGCGCACGCTTTTTGAAAGAGCCGAAGTCTTCGGGAACCGCAGAACGCCGATTGCTGCAAGGTATCCCTCCTGCACTTGCCAGTGCGGCCGGCGCGGGTGCGGGCGTCGCCGGAGGGGCTGGCGCTCTTCCTGCCATTTTGGGGGGCGTGGGCGCTACGTACGGCGCGGCTAATCTGTACAATCGCGCAGGGCCGGCTATAACACGTGCATTGATCGACAGACCGCCTCAATGATGTTCGTGTGCGGCGGCAAGGAACATTCCGACGAACATCCCGAACACAATCGCAGGAACGAAACCTATATGCGTGCAGATGAAGAAGAAGCCGCCGATAAGTGCGCAGCCCCAAAGGAATTCAAGTAAGCCTTTCATGGTGATCTCCCAGGTTGTTACGGCCACTATAGCAAATGCGAAATGAAAATACTAGTCATCGATGTGGGTAGCAATGCGCTCGACCTCTGCATGCGCTGGCAGCATCAGGGCCATGAGGTGAAGTGGTACGACAAACCGCGTCCCGATGGGACGGACCGCCATGCCGGAGAGGGAATCGTGGAGAAGATCCGCGATTTCAACGACCTGAGAAAGAAGTGGATCGGGTGGGCGGACCTCATCTATACCCCTGACAACGTTTCCTACCTCGATCTGCTCGAACCGTATCGCAGGATCGGTTACCCTATCTTTGGATGCAACCTTGCCGGTGTTGAGTGGGAGCTCGACCGCGAAGTCGGCCAGAAGGTCATGGCCGACTGCGGCATGCCGATCATTCCGGGCAAGACGTTTCATGACTACGATTCAGCGATCGCTTACGTAAAGAAGGAGGGTAAAGCGTTCGTCTCCAAGCCGTCCGGTGACGGCGAGCGTGCAATGTCCTACGTCGCGAATAACGCGGCGGATATGGTCTACATGCTGGAGCGCTGGAAGAAGATTCCGAAGTACGTGAAAGCGGCCAAGGAAGAAGGGTTTATTCTCCAGACCAAGATAGACGGGATGGAAATGGCAGTCGGCGGATGGTTTGGCTCGGCGGGCTGGAGCCGTGCCGGGTGGGTGGAGAACTTCGAGAACAAGAAGCTCATGAATGGCGATCTCGGAGTCAACACCGGCGAAATGGGCACGACGGTTCGCGTCGTCAAGAAATCCCGGCTGGCGGATATGGCCCTGAAGCCAGCGACAGATCACCTCCACCGCATCGGGTATGTGGGCTACGTCGACGTGAATTGCATGATAACGCACGATGGAACCCCCTACCCTCTTGAGTGGACGATGCGCGACGGCTGGCCGATCCGCCACAACCTGACTGCGTTGATCGAAGGCGACCAAGCGCAGTGGATGCTCGATCTGGTAAACGGTAAGGACTCACTTAAAATCAAGACCGACACCGTGTGTATCTCTGTCCTGATGGCGCTTCCTGATTTCCCGTACTCGAAGATCACGAACAAGGAACTCTGCGGAATTCCGATTTACAATGCGGAAGACATGGATCACCTTCACTTTTCCGAAGTCATGATCGGCAACGCGCCGCGCGAGATTAACGGGAAGGTGGTTGATCTTCCGGGACCGGTTACCGCCGGGGATTACGTTCTGGTTGCCACGGGTACGGGGCAGTCCATAACAGGTGCGCGGCGCAGTGCTTACAGCGCCCTGAAAAAGGTAAAGATACCCAATAGCCCGTTTTACAGGACGGACATTGGCGCAGGACGGTTGAAGAAGCAGTTGCCGGAACTTCAGGCTCTTGGCTTTGCGACGGGTCTTTCTTACTAGGAGTCATTATGCCGCTCAAAAAAGGTAAGTCGAAAGATACGGTTTCGTCCAACATAAAGACCGAGATGAAACACGGCAAGCCGCAAAAGCAGGCCGTGGCTATCGCTCTGAATCAGGCTCGCAAGTCGGGCGCGCACATTCCGAAGAGGAAGAAGTGACTAGTCGCGCACGAAAGAATGGTCTGATCAGCGAGCAGTCAATAAAGGCGGCGATCAGTGAAGCAAAGGGTGACCTCTTCCTCGCTTCGTGCGCCCTTGACTGTACGGCACGTGAACTCGACGGATATATCCGTCGCTCCGTCGAGTTGCAGCACTTCATAACTGCTGTTGAACAGGTCAAGATCGATCCTGCCTACTCGCGTCTGAGCGTCGAGCAGTTTGAGAATCAGCTCGCCGATCAAACGCGCGCGCTCCGGATAGAAGGACTCAACGAAATCCATAAGCTCGCGACGATGGAATTCGGTGATAGTGCTGCCCTTGCGAAGGTCAAGCTCGATGCGGCGCTCGCCCTTCGCGGTGGAGTGCAGGGTAGTGTCTCCAATAGTGAGACAGAGTCGGCGCTGGCCGAATTGAACCATCTGTATCATCAAAATGCTCCTCGTATCAAAGAGATTCGCCAGACTGTTCTAGTGCTTCGGGACGAACGCGATATCACACCAAATCTAACCCTGGATTCCGACAAAGTTTAGCCACTTCAACGAGCCATTTTGCTAACGAAGTCGGGGTATGTTCTCGCTCTGCTTTCGTGACCTCTGGGCGGTATTGAGGATGCCCTTTGGGAAAGCGGTGCGCCCCGATAACATGTGTTGGCGGAACCAATGACATCGACCACGTGGGCAAGTTCTCGGGTTCGCAACCCGCGATGTAAAGAAGCGTCTGTTTTTCGGCTTTATGCCCAAACCAGCTTTGATGGATGAGAATCGAAAAACCGCCGAACTCATCGCGTAATCCTGGCTTGGGCAGGTTGTACTCAGGCCACAAGCGGGATGCGCGCGGGTGCTCTAGCACCCCGCCATATTCCCGGATGCGGTCAACCGCCCACATTGCTAATTCACGCTCCCCCAGTCTAGGATTCGCCATGTGACTTAACGCGCCCCACGCGCGACAAGGCGGATGCGCAACGATAGGCGCTCCACCTTGCCACTTAAGGGCGTCGCGCTCTGTATCCCATACGTCACAGTCGGGCATCGTCTTGTAGATGCTATCCGCGCGCGCAAACAGAACGACTACTGATGACAAGGCAGATCCTCCACAAGTAATCGAACAGAAGACATATCCCTGAGCGCGTCTTCCCGGCCGCGCTCCAGTGCTTTCCATTCGGGTGTTTCCGCCGGGTAGTGCTGGATCTTCTTCAACTGGATGTAGCCGAAACGCGCCATCTCTTCAACCCAGTTCCTGTAACCTGCCTTGGTGATTTCCTTGCGCGGGTACTCCTTACTTTCCAGCCAGTCCCAAACCGGGATGAACTCTTCACGCTCCGGGGCCAGGCGTTTCTTGATATGCCAGAATTCCACCGGCCGAAGTGCGGTCTTCATGAACTGCACGTTGACGACCGGAACGCCAAGTTCGTTCGCCAGTTCGCTGTTCGACATGCGCTGGCCGCCGCACACGCTCCACAGGTCTTGCAGGAAGGGCACAGGAGGGAAGCGGAGGTCTACCGTCTCATCATGCTGCGCCCAACTCACGGGGCGCGGCACGACCCCGTACGCCGCGTTACGCTGGCAGCATGCCTCTATCCGCTTCATCTGGTATGGGCACTCGACCATTAGCGTTACATCGGGCGCAAGCTCGATCGCAGGGCGGGGGTCCTGCTCGATCAGCACGCCCCCTGTCTCCTTCCACATCGTTACCTGTCGTTCGGTCGCCGGAATCCAGCTTGCGTACTGGTGAATCGGGAGATCATCGAGCGTGGAGCTATTAAACAGCGTCGGCTTCACGAGCGAGTACCCCCGGTTCAGGATCACATGCGTGAACTGGTCATAGGCGACGTGAATCGACCTTGACAGATCGTCGGTTGCGTAGAGCTTCATATGTCGTGAAGTCCCCCTTGGACCTCCTGCAAACCCAAAGCGCGGCGCGCTGCCTGCCGTACCTCAAACGATACTGCGTGTCCGAGATCCTGCGGATCGAGCAGACGGCGCGCGAATGCGGCGAGATCCAGTACGGCCTTCGTATCGTTGCGTAGGGGGGCGTACAGGTTGGCGTGCAGTTCAGGACCGGATGCCGTACGGTTGGTCATTGCTTCGTGCTGTGCGGCCTGCTCTTTAAGGCGTGCATTTACGGAAGCGACATCGGTTTTCAAGGAAGCTGGATAGTGAACAAGCTTTTCGAGTTGCGTGATCCTCGCTTGATGCTCGTTGACGCGCGTAGTAGTGGCCTTTATCAATTCATAGATCAAGTCAATATGCTCTTTCATTTTCGCCTCTTCATAGCCTGCATAAGAATGTCCTGCACTGAGCGCTTGCTTTCAAGCCGCTCCAGTACGTCGAAGTCCACTGTGTCATTCGCCAGTATGAAGTGGATGAATACCGGCCTGTCGTGCCCCGCCTGCATCTGCCTGGTCGGGCCTATCCGCTCGATTATCTGCTGATGCTCTTCGAGGTTCCAGTTGACGGAGAAAAAGACCAGTATGTTCCCTCCGTCCTGTAAATTGAGGCCATGGCCAGCACTAGCAGGATGAGCAAACAGAACCGGTATTTTCCCCGCGTTCCAAGCTCTAATAGTTTCTGGATCGGAATCAAGCACGCGGCCACGAGGAAAAGCGGCGCGCAGGCGATGCAGATCATGCTTAAAATGATATGCCACCAGAACAGGCGCACCGCCGGCCTCTTCGATAATGTCGTCAAGTGCCGCAATCTTGGCATCATGAACCTCTGTCCAGTTTCGTTGCTCATCGGTATAAATCGCGCCGTTTGCCAGCTGGAGGCACTTCTGTGTCTTGCTGGCCGCATTCAGCGCTTCGACTTCTGTCGGCCCCAGACGCCCCTCCAGTTCCAGGAACATCTTCTTCTCCATGTCCCGGTATTGCTGCCGCGCCTTGTAAGGCAGATCCACTACTATCCTGTTCGTGATTGGCTCTGAGAGATTGAAGTAGTCCTTCACATCCAGTGACAAGCACACGTCGGAGATGAGCTGCTGTATCTCCCGCTGCGCTGTATCCAACGGTTCCAGGCCATACCCGTCGTAAGTGGAACGGAACCAGCGTTGTGAAAACGCTGAAAAAGATTTCCCAAGTCGCTGGCCCCCATCCACGAACCACATCGGCCCCCATAAATCTTTTAGCCCATTCGGTGCAGGCGTACCTGTCAGACCAATCCATCTATCCACCTTTCGATGTGCGACTTCCGCAAGCGCCTTGGCGCGCTTCGTACCCTGGCGCGTGCGAAAGCCTTTGAGTTTCGTTACTTCATCCGCGACGATAGTTTTAAACGGCCACGGGCGGGGATTGTACTTAAACCACTCTACGAGCCACGGTACGTTTTCGTAGTTGATAGTAAAGATGGCGGAATCCTCGCGAAGCGCCATAGCCCGTTGCTCCGCTGTACCGACGACAGGCGTGACTGGCAAATCGAGATCCCACTTCTTGACTTCGTCAGGCCACGTACTTTGCGCAACCCGGAGAGGCGCAAGGACCAACGTCGGGCCTTGATCGACCAGCGCTGTAGCTTCGATGGCTCGAAGGGTGCTGATCGTTTTGCCAAGACCCATTGGTACGAAGGCATTGCATCTCTCCTTTTCCAGAATGTGAGCGATGATCAGTTGTTGGTAGGGACGAAGTTTCATCGCGGACGCACGGCCCATCCGCAGGCGAAGGCCAGAATCGCGATACCCCAGCACAAAAGCACCATTGGCAGACCGCTCATTTCGTCACCTTTTCAATAAAGTAATCGACACCTTCCTTGCTGTCGATTGTGAATACGTGCGCGCCGACGGTACGAAGCTTCGCATGCTCGCGAACCTGGCCGGGGCGCAGGAACTTGCCGGGTGCTTTCAATTCCACGAAGTACACCCGACCGTCGAGAACAACAATGCGATCAGGTACGTCCTTGTGGCCGGGGGAAGTGAACTTGCGTTGCTCGCCGCCGATTTCCTTAACCCGACGAATGAGATACTGTTCGACTTCGCGCTCTTTCATCCGCGCCACCCAATCAGCAAACCGTAAACAACTCCGAGCGCGATCACGCCGAGCGCCACAGAGAGAATGTCCTTTCGCACGCGACGATACTCGACATTCAACCCGTGATAAGGCCCAAACGCCTCATTGAGCGTGCGGGGCGTAGCGCGATAGTGTGTCCTGTCTTTGGGGAACATGTTTGCTCCTTCGTTGTTAAGGGTGCGCTGGCCAGACCTTTTACCTCTTGAGTCCCCTGACTAGCCGAATGTGGACGGTAGCTGTTACCCGCAGCGCACGACTTCACTATAGCAATTGCTATAGGAAATGTCAACCCTTCCTGTATCGGTATCCTTCAAAACCCGCTGCAGCTAAGGGTAATCCTGGTGCCCATGCCGGAACCACGGCCATGAGCGACGACAGGTGCTTCGGCCCATACATCAGACCGTCCGGAGCGTACGTGATGTTCTCATCGTGCACTGGTAGACGGATCTCGTATCCGGCTTCAAGAATCGCGGGATAGCTTGCCTTGAACACATCACGGGCGACGGCTTGCGTACGGTTTTCAGTTATTTTGCCCCCATACGTTGTAAGTCTTTGCCATTTCCGGCTGTACTGGTTCAAGCCCATATAGGACAGTCTACTGTCCGTCTGCGGTGCGGGGTAGGAGACGGAACGCCCACTCGGTAGAATGACACGCAACCAGTTGCCCTTGCGCACGAAGGTGCAACGCCCTGAGACAAACTCCTTACCTTCATTGCTAACCGCATTGCTGAATGAAAGATCGTCGCTTGTCCACATCTGAACCGTTTTCGGATGCGCGCGTCGCCATAGGCGTTTCAAGGAATCGCAAGCGATGAATACGTCTTTCGGCAGACCGTACGTGGAGCGCTTCGTCTCAATAGACCATTCCCAAAAATTGAGGGCTTCTCTCACGGCATCATCCGGCAATGACAGGCCGCTCGTCATCTGTTCAAGGTCCAGAGCGTAAACCGCAGCAAATGTAATGAACGATCCGACCCCGCCTCCGAAACCCATAGCCAGTTCCAGCACCTTGCCTACTTGGCGCTTTGCTTCTTCAAGAGAGACGCCGAAAGTCCGCGCATACGAAGCAATGTAAAGATCCGGACCTTCGCCTCTATCAAAATCCCGAAACGCCTGTAGCTTCCACTCTTCGCCGGCCAGCCAGGCCAGTACACGCCCTTCGATATTCGACAGGTCGGCTATGACGATCTTCTTACCCGGCGGCGCGATGATCACTCCGCGCATCGCGTTCGCGCATAGTTCCATCACGTTACCCGTAACGAGATCCGCGCAACCGGCCTTGATGGCGTCAATGCCCGCGTCGATCTCACCACCCGGTAGCGTAGGGCGCATCAGATTCTGAGGCTGGAAGAGTCGGCCGGCATCGCGTCCGGTCCGCCCAGCGCCCGAGAACTGGATCACGCCTCGCAGGCACCCGTCCGAACTGGTAGAACGAATCACCCTCTTGTACTTGCTTACGGATGACGTAGAGGCCATAAGGCGGATGCCGATCAGATCTCTGACTCCATCGGGCAAAGACGAATCCGTAAGGCGTCGTTCAAGTGTATCCGCCCGCATATCGGGCAGTGATACCCCATGTTCTCTGAGTATGTGTTCAAGCAATTTATCTCTTTGCGTCGCGGATGTAACTGCTCCATCCGTTGCTTCGCTAACAGCGACCGCAAGGCCGGCTTGCGCAACATCGACCGCTTCAACGGCAGACCTCGCGAGATCCAGATCGACATAAATGCCCTCCTGATTGATTCGCTGATCCAGTTTCCAAAGCTTAAGTTCGAATTCGTGATTCGGGTAATTCCACTTCGGCATTTTCTGATGCAGGATGCGCATCGAAGTGATATCCGACTCCGCGTACTCGATGAATTCCGCCCACTCTGCTGGATGCGTTTCGCGCGTATAGCGCCTGATCGTGCTGTTAACAGGGCGCGGTTTGCAAAACAGTTGAATCAGCTGCTTACCGCGCTTGTGCTTTGCTATATCCGTGTCGAGTTTGAAAATCTCGCACAAGGTATCCAACTTTCCAGGGAGTCCATGGCAAAGCGCCTGAACCATTGTGTCGCGGTGGCGCGCTTCATCGGCCATGAAGTACGGCAAGGCGTGTTTTAAAACCACGCGGTCAAACATCCCGGAGTTATGCCCCCAAAATTCGTCGGCGTCCTGTACGGCTTCAATGAGTTCACCGGGCATAGGGGTGTACGTCGCATCCCAACACTGAACCGGCCCGTCATCGACCGCCCACGCAAATAGCAATACCTCTGCTGCCTCCGCATATTTATGCGCGCCATCCGTGATTGGGATTTCGCTGTATGTTTCCAGATCCCACCAGAGTTTCATCGCTGATCCTCGTAGTCCGCGAAGTCAACGGGCTCATCCCATTCGTGACCGCATTCCGGGCACGTCATCGCGATATCAAACTCATGCCGTTTTTCGCTGTCGTCTTCCGGTTCCTGTTTCGCAAAACGCTTTGCGGCTTCCAGAATCGCGCACACATCATCGTCATCCGCAATCAGTGCGCTGCGTAACTCTTCGTCGCTCCAGCTTGAATAATTTATGTCTCGCATCTGCTGAACCCGGCTTTCGCCGGGCCTCCATAGTTACGCCAGATCGTCTTCCGCATCGACAACATCAAATCCGTCATCCGTAGCGCGCGACGCGCCGCCGAAGCTGTCACCGTGGTCCCGGAACTGTACGCCGAGCAGCCCGCAGCGCATGCCACTATACGTGCCTGACTGAGCCCACATTTCCACCTTGGCGTTGACGTAGCACCCGGCGTAGATCACGCCCTCCTTGCCGGTCAACTTTTGAGCCTTGCCGGTTTCCGGATCCTTGAACTTGTGCAGAAAGATCGGCGCGCCGTCCTTCTGCTTGCGCACTGCCGACAGCGCATAGCGGTTCTCGAACCCTTCATACACTTCGCCCGTCTTGTCTTTCTTGTTTTTCATGTATGAGAACTTGTTCTTGTTCCCTCGCATGTCTTCAAGAAAAGCATCGGCCTTCTTCCCCCACAAGGCGACTGCCTCTTTCTGGATTGCGTCCTGAATCGCAGCGTCGTTTGCGCTACCCGGCTCCACGATGAACGCGGCAGTGTGGCGGAAATCGCCTTGGCCTTCATACTGCGCGGGCTCGAAAAGATCATCGATAAACGCGATGCGGACATTCTTCAATTGCACGATGGTACCCATTTTCTACATCTCCTTAACAAAGGTCTTCGGCTTCAAAGCCGTCTTCCAAGGGTTTGACTTCAATAGCCGGACGCTTGTCCGATTCGTGGACTACATGCGGCTTTCCTTCAGCCTGAATCACCAAAGCCTCAATCTGTTTCAGGCGTCGCGGTTGATCCTTCAGCGCTTCAAGGATAGGCTTGGGGCCGAGCAGTTTGAAGCTGTACATATGGTCCTGTTTCATCTTGAACTTCTTCATGAGGCTTTCCGCTTCCTCATCCGACGCCCATTGCCGGTTACCGCGCTTGCCTGCCACAACCTTGACGCCCGGTACGGTCTTGCCTGCGAACACTTCCAGTTCGATACGCGCGCGTACAGCCTTGATCCAGTCTTCGACCATCTCCAGCCTGGCGAACTTCTGCCCGAGTGACTCGACGCGGATCAGTTCAATGTTGTCGATGACTGGATCTTCAGCTTCGAAATCCGCGCCTGTCACTTCCTCTACTGCTTTCAGCAATGCAGGGCAGACCGCCTTCGCCTTGCACCACTGGCAGGTCTTCTCCGACGGCGCAAAGTCCGATTCCTTCAGCGCGCGTTTATCCACCATCTTGTGAATCAAAATTGCCTTCTGCGCTGCCGGAGTCGCGTACGCATGCGCCCATCCAGTAATGAAGTCAGGCGTCGTAAACCATTCTTTCGATGCGGAAGAGCGAAGCGGCTGCTCAATGATCAGGTTCACATGCGTGAACTCTTCCGTAAGCCCGAACTTCTCAAGCGCTCCGGAACCGTACATAAGCAGCTGCGGATTCTCTTCGACTTCGACTTCGGAGTATCCGAATTTCGCATCGACTACATCAAGCACAGAATGACCATCAGGATAGCTAACGACAAGCACGATATCCCCGCGTCCAGTAGCACCCTCCTCGCCCGTGATGTGCTCAATCGGGAGATCCTGCTCCACTTCGACAGTAACGTGACAGCCGAGCAGAATGTAACTACGAATACGCTCGCGTACGTTATCAATAACAGTCTGTACGTCGGCGGCTAACTCCCGGTTGACGGTATGTCCTTTCTTCAGGATATGACCTTCATACTTCATCGCATCGTTTCCGAAGGCCATGCACAAGGTCAGCAATTCGTGCTTGTCCGTTCCGAGATCCGCAGCCTTCGTATCGCCTTCCGGCTGGCCGATCTCCATGGCGAGCGAGTTTGCGCAATACAGCCAGCGGTGCGCGCTCGACGGGCTGGCTAGGGCGTGGTATTCCTCACTCATTTGCTTAACCCCCACGCGATGGCAAACAGGACAACGGAACAACACATAAAAGTCATCCCTGCTGAAACGCAAACAAAGATTCCTAGGAGGTCATGCTTCATGTGGAGCCTCCGGATCGACTTCGCGGTTCGCAACGCGTGTCAAGTAAGTCACGGCTTCCGGCCACTGAGTTTCGGTCAGTTCCTTGCCGTGCTTCACGCCGAGACGCGCGAGCGCTGCCTTCGCTTTCGCCAGATCGGTCTTTGCGATCTGCGTCACCAGCTTGGCGACGTCGCTATAGGCAACCGGCTTTGATTCTTCTGCGGAAGTCTGCGAAGTGCTGGTAGTGGTCGGTGAGGGTTCGTTTGGGAGGTCTTCGACCTTCATCGAAGCCGTAGCGAGCGGCGCACCTTTCAATTCGTGGACGATCGAATCTGGCCTTGGCGCTTGCATACCGCTGTTCGGCTCAAAACGATCCACAAGCACCTTGATCAAGCCTTCAACGGCTTGCGTCAACTCTTCAATACGTGTTTCAAGCATTCTTCATCTCCTTCGGTTGATGGGTAACGCAGACCAGAATTTAGGCGCTAAAATTCCCCTTGTCAAGACATATTTTACGGATAAATTTTCTCTTGCTATACTTTCGGCACTTGAAAGGACACTGAGCATGGAATACTCCGACGAAGAACTAGCAGCTTTGGATGCCTACTACGAAAGCGTGAAGGAAAATTTTGAGCGCAAAGTTCGCACCTATCAGAGCGAATACGCCAAATCTCCTGCTGGACGACTCGCCGCGAAGCGCTACAGGGAAAGTAACCGCGAAAAATTGACTGCCTACCATGTGGGGTATCAAGCGGCACATCGCGGGGCGATCAACGCACGCGCCAACAAACGCAACGCTACAAAGATCAAAGCTACGCCGTCTTGGGCAGATCTCAAAGCCATAAAAGAAATCTATGAACTGGCGGTTTTTCTTAGCGAGACGTTAGGAGAGCCTTATCACGTGGACCACATCGTGCCATTGAGGTCAAAGCTGGTATGCGGTTTGCACTGGGAGCAGAATTTACAAGTTCTGCCCTGGTTAGAGAACATCCAGAAATCCAACAAAACATGGCCTGACATGCCTTAGCACTTGCGAACTGAGTTTGCATTTGCTATAGTCCAGTCACCATCAACGAAGGAGAAATCATGAAAGCATTTCACGGTGACCCAGCAATCAAGGAAAAGTACCTCGCGCGCCTCAAGGCGCATCATGCAGCCGATGAGATCATTCAGGGTGAAGGCTGGAGCGGTTCGCACGGCTGCGCGGTCGGCTGCACACTCAATAAATACGATCACGAGGCTTACGAAAACGAACTTGGTTTGCCGCAATGGCTCGCGCATCTGGAAGACCGAATTTTCGAAGGTCTGCCTGCGAAAGACGCTCAACAATTCGCGGTTGACTTTCTGGAATCGATTCCGGTAGGTGCAAGCGTTGATAGCGTGCGCTGGAAACTCGCTTCACAACGTCATACGCGAGACCGTGATCGTTTGATGTCGAATCCTGAACCGTATGCAAAACAGTGTGTTGAGGCTTTGAATATGGTAATTGCGTATTGCGACTTGAAAGATAAATCGGAGTCGGCGGCGGAGTCGGCGGCGGAGTCGGCGTGGTCGGCGGCGCGGTCGACGCGGTCGGCGGCGCGGTCGGCGTGGTCGGCGGCGTGGTCGGCGGCGGCGTGGTCGGCGGCGGAGTCGGCGGCGCGGTCGGCGCGGTCGGCGGCGCGGGCGGCGGCGGAGTCGGCGGCGTGGTCGGCGGCGTGGTCGGCGGCGTCGGCGGCGGCGTCGGCGTCGGCGGCGTGGTCGGCGGCGTCGGCGGCGGAGTCGGCGGCGTGGTCGGAGCACTTCAAATGGGAAGCCGCAACTCTGCTTGAGCTTTTGCGCAACGCTCCTCATCAGGGGGTCTGATGTCGATTGGAAAATTCAAGCAGTGGCTGGCGGAATCGACTCCCGCTGAGAAACGGGAGCTTGCGATTAAAGCATCCACGTCCGTCAGTACGCTCTGGCAGATTTCCTACGAGGTGCGCGGCAACGGTAAACCGTTCAACGCATCTTCGGAACTCGCAGGGCGTATCGAGCGGGCAATCACATCGATCAACAAGCGCCGTCGTCATGCCCCGCTTCCTGAAGTGCGGAAGGGGGACATCTCGAAGGATTGCGCGAAGTGCCGTTTCTACAAGGAATGCGAATAATGAAACTCGGTTTAGTTATTGGTGTATTTGGCGTAATCGTAGGTATCTTTATCTTTTTTCTCTATCTGGTTTTTTTTGCGGACTACTGAAAATGGTACCTCTTGTAGATTTTGCGGTACGTCTGGTGCAGCTCAAGAATGAAGGGAAGTGGAGCCAGAAGGATCTTGCGGAAAAGATCCGCGTTAACCCGGCCACGTTGTCGAACTATGAACACCGGCATTTCGTCCCGGATCTGTGGACGCTGCTTGAGATCGCAAAGGTGTTTGACGTGTCGCTCGACTATCTTTGCGGTTTGTCAGAAGTGCGCAAACCGGTGGTGAACATGCTGCTCAAGGACTGGAAGGAAAGACAATGAAACTCGCTGCCCTGCTTATCGCTTTACCCATCGTCGCGCACGCTCAATCTTTCTTCCAGATGGAAGCCGGTCTTGGCGTCACGCACTACCAGACAGAGAATGGACGCTGGTATCAGAACGGCCAGCCGGATAACCGCGTCACGTCAACCGTGCCAGCGTTCACGCTGGGGCTGACCGGGCCTGTCGTCACGCTCGGCGCGTGGGGCGTTGACTGGCATGCGGATTACGTGAACCTTGGGCGCGCTGCGGCTTCCTGCCAGTGTGATACGAGCGATGCAGACTACGCAGCGCATACCACGAAGCACACGGCGTTCTACAGCGGTTCCGGCCGCGCGCAGGGCGTCGCGTTGACCCTGGAACCCTACCGGTACTACGCGGGACTGCGATGGGCTGCGGAGGCCGGTGCTTACGTCTACCACTCCAGCTGGAACGAGTCGGTAACCGGCTGGACGGCAGGCGGGCCGCCGGTCGACCTGTCACTATCCGAAAGCCGGTGGAGCGTAGCGCCAGTCGCGGGCCTGTCAGTCGGTAACGGCAAATGGACTGCCGGATACCGGCATTACTTCATGCGTTATCGCAAGGCGGAGAACGTTCCGCCTTTGTGGAACGATGCTGACGTTTTGATGTTCACGAAGAGATTCTGATGACCGGAATATACTGGCTGGACTGGTTGATGACGTGGATCGAAGCCATCATCAACGCTTTGGGAGACGGGTAAATGCTCATCGGTGTTTTCATCTGGTTTTTCGGATTGCTGTCGGCGGTCCCCTCATGGGTATGGGTCGTTTCCTTCGTCCTGTGCTGCATCGCATCTGTCGTCGGGCTGTTTGCGATCGCGAAAAGCATGCTAGACTGATCCCGTCTCCTTCTGTTGTCTTCGGCCCGCTTGCCTAGCGGGCTTTTTCTTGCCTGCTCCAAAAAGACAGAGTATGCTCCTTGAACACCGTTGAACAACCAAGGAGATGTCCCGTGCTGATCCCTATTGCCGATGTTCTGGCGCTTATTCCCGTTTCCCGTGGCACGCTTTACAACCGTATGCAGGAACCTGATTTTCCGAAACCTGTGAAGATCGGAGGCCGGATCTTCTGGAAGTCCGAAGAGATCCAGGCATACATCGATTCGAAGCAGGTCAAAGCGGAGGCGTAATGCCGCAATTCCTGAAAGACTACGGCGAGCGGCTCGTCGAGCTCGGGTATACCGTCCTGCCGATCCGGCCGGGAACCAAACGTCCGGACCTGAAGAACTGGCCGCACCACGCTACCGCTGCCGACGACGTGCGCGCCTGGTACAGCAATGGGCGGGCAGGCCACGGGGTCGGCATCAATGCGCGCAACACCCCGGCCATCGATGTTGACGTAATGGACCGGGAAATTGCGGACGCGATGTCAGACGCCATCGACCGGATCTTCCCGGGCGTGGCGCTGCTCACGCGCACGGGCCTCGCTCCGAAGTTCCTGATTCCGTTCCGGAGCGACGAACCGTTCCGCAAGATCACCAGTTCTGTCTACACGGATGGTACAAATGAACACAAGGTCGAAATCCTCGGCGACGGTCAGCAATGGGTTGCCTATCACGTCCACCCTGACACTGGAAAACCGTACGCGTGGTGGGATGGATTGGGAGCCGGTGGAATTGTTGACATGGAGCATGAAGCACTACCCGTTTTGGGAAGAGAAGACGCTCAACGCGTTCTTGACGCATTCGAGGTACTTGCGCACGCTCGGATGTCTTCAGGCCAATGGCGAGCCGTTACGCGCGCGTCAGAGGCAAAAGATCGATCATCCGATGCCGATCCCTTTGCGGAGTACGCTCAACCCGTAACCGATCTCACACGTAGCCAGATCGAAACCCTGATCCACAAACTGGACTGGGATTCGCGCGACGACTGGGTGCGCGCGGGCCGGATACTGCACCACCAGTACAGCGGTGGTGAAGAAGGTTTCGAGATCTGGAACGCATGGGCAACGAACTCCAGCAAGTGGCAGGCCGAGACGGAAGCTGCGGTTTGGGAGTCGTTCGGGCGTCGCCACGACGCGCCAGAAACGATTCGCGCTCTCATCAAGGATTTCGGGCAACCGCCGGCAGAAGAGCACAAACCCGCGCCGCCGCATCCGCAAGCCACCAAAGAAGATCCTGTGCCTTTCAGCGAGGGTTCGCAGTTCGCAATCGGCTTTGAGGATATCGACTGGCTGATTGAGGACGTGGTGCCGCGTGCGCAGGTTGGCGTCATCTACGGTGCATCCGGTTCCGGAAAGACCTTCTTCGCCCTCGATATGGCCTGCGCCGTCCAGAGGGGCGGTGTGTGGCGTATGAAGCATATCGAGCAGGCGGATACCTTCTACGTCGCGGCGGAGGCGGGCAACGGCATCAAAAAGCGCATCGCGGCCTATCTCCAGTTTCACGGTGCAGGTCCCATGCCGTGGTTCGTTGATTATCAGCCGAACCTTGCGACCCTCGAATCAGTTCACGCTATCTCAACCTCCATCAAACTCCGGTCGCAGAACGCCGGCCTGATCTTCCTGGACACGCTCTCCCTGTCGCATGACGGCGACGAGAACAGTAGCAAAGACATGTCCTTGGTCCTGCGCCACTGCAAGATTCTGTCTGATGATACGGGAGCGCTCGTAGTTCTCGTACACCACACGGGCAAGGATGAGTCGAAAGGCATGCGGGGGTCCAGTTCACTTTACGCTGGCGCGGATTTCGTGCTCGAAGTCGTGTCGAAAGACAAAGACCGCACGATGATCGTTGACAAGCTCAAAGACGGCGAGCGCGGCGCGAAGTTCGGGTTTTCCCTTCAGTCGGTCGAGGTCGGCACCACGCCGCGCGGCAAGGTCATTACGTCTTGCTACGTCAGGGAGGAAGTGAAAACCATCTCGAAAGCGGAAGGCAAGCCTCTTACCAACGAGCAACAGATTTTCATCTTTGAAGTATTTCGCGAGTCTCTGGGCATGGCAACCGAGATGACGGAAACGGAACTCGTTGATGCGGTCAAGGCGAAACAGAAGGCGAACGATAACGTTCCGTCGCAGGGGCAGAGCATCCGGAAAAGCATCGCAAAGATCGTAATCGCAGGCCATATTTGTAAGGAAGGTGAAAGACTTAGCCTACCTCATTCGGGGTCATTCGGGGTCATTCGGGGTCATCCGAATGAGGGTGAATGAAGTCAGAAGCCTCATTCACCTCATTCGCGCTTTATAAGCGAATGAGTGAATGAGCTGAATGAGGTAATTTTTGAAGTGTAAGGAGAATGAAATGTTTATCGCACTAACCGCAGCAGAGACGGGCGTAAGGGTTTACGTGAATATGAGTCTCATCAAGCATTTTTGGCGGGCAGCAGGATGGACTGTCATGTATTCGGTAGAGGCAAAGTTTCCGACAGAGGTTCAGGAAACGCCGGACGAGATCCTGACGCTACTGGCCGGAGACAACGAACGATGAAACGCGATTCGGTTTTGTGTGTTGCCTGCGGCAGGGCCTTCGATGTCGGTTTGCTGGAGCTTGTACGCTGGTCGGGGCCGCTGTGGTGCCAGCCGTGCATCCTGAAGGCGGATGAGGCTTTAAATCAGGCCGCCCAGCGGGCCGCGAGGGTTGGGGAGGTAGTTGGGGACCAGAAATGAGAAACGGCCCGTTGTGGACCGCTCTCGTCATTGAAGAGGCGCGTAGCCGAGTTGTATGCCGGGATTCACGTGGAGGAAGTGATCCCGGTTCGTGAACCCCCCGACCGCGGCCAGGTGATCGGCCATTTCCTCCGGAGTAGGCGCACCGGCGCTGCGGATGTAGCCAAGAGGGTCTTCGGATTCAGGCGACAGGATGACGTAGGTGATCATGCGTTGAGCCTCCTGACGAAGAGTGAAGCCGCCATTGCGGCCCGCGTTAAAAGAAGGGAACAACGGCCTTCGCGAACCGTGACCCACCAGATGCCCTCGAATTTGAAGATGTGAGGTTTCATTGCAGGCAGATCCTCGCATAGTCAACGGTGCGACGCACAACCCAGTGGCGTTTTACCTCCGGGAGCCACGGGTCATAGCACACGCACTCGATGTAGGCGTTGGCAAGGAACGTGAGCACCACATGGGCGGTGGTGCGTTCCAAGAGCCTGCGCTCCTGTTCGAGCAGCTGCGATTCGGATTTCATGATCAACCTCTCAGACAGGACGGATAACGTGATTGATGCCAAGTTTAGCCAGACGCAGGGAGGCGCGCTTCGCGGCATTGAAGTTGCGGAACACGTCACGGCATACGGCTTCGTTTGTTGCAGGGTTGACCAGACGGAACATGATGTTTTCTCCTCGCTGTTGATGACTTAACTATAGCATTTGCTATACGGAAATTACATTGATTGTCACTATGATCGCGCGTGCGTAAATAGGCGGAGGCTTCAGTTCGCCTAGCGAACAATTGTTCGCGTTTTGTGATTTGGTTGCAAAACGGACACCGATGCCCGCCTTCAAAACATCGATAGTGAGCGCTCACTAACAAGTTCCACGAAAGATGACTGTAAGTTCCACGACAGCTTGTGAACAGGGGTTTGCGGCCTGATAACGCAGATCTGTATATGCACTTTCGATTATCCCTTTGCAATCAATGGCTTACGATTTGTTTAAGCGTTCGCCTAATTTGACATAATGGAAAGTATCGATGTTGCACTCAATTCTCATTTAGATTGGAGGCCGTGGAACCTCACTTTGTAAGTTCCACGAAAGCTTTGTAAACTCTGGGAAAGCCGGGGGCGGACGGCGGACGGGTGGCTAATTTTTGGAAACACGTTTCCCGATCCGCGAATCGAAAAAACATCGATGAAGCCTGAAGCGCAAGCGCGGTGCTAAACTGTCCGCAAATTCCAATCCCCCAGAGGACGCCATGGGCAACGGTTATCTGAAAAACGTCTCGCAGGATCCGGTTGCCATCCAGTTCCCGCTGGCTGCAACCCTGAACCGGATCGGCGGGCACTCCCGCGTGGCCGTGTACGGGCATCATCCGAGTCCGGTTACTGCTGGCGCGGACATCTGGGAAGGAAGCGGGGCGTACCCGTTTCAGGCGGCGGCTACCGTTCTGGAGATTCTTTCCGCTTCAGCGAGCGACACGGCAGCAGGCACCGGAGCCAGGACATTCCTGCTGAACGGACTGGACGCGAATTACAACGTGATAAGCGAGACGCTTACGTTAAACGGCACGACGCCGGTTCAGACGGTGAACAGCTATCTGCGCGTGAATTCGTTGAACATCGCTACCGCTGGCAGCGGGCAGGTGAATGCAGGCGACATCACCTTGCGCGTGACGGGGGCAGGAGCTACACAGGCGCTGGCACGGGCGGGGTACGGTTACGCGAAACAGGCTATCTACACGGTACCGGCGGGTTTTACGTTACTGGTGACGGATCTGCTGCTCGAATGTGGGGGCACCGGTACGACGAGTGTGATTACGTTCAGTTTCACGCGTATCAACGCTTTCACAGGCAATATCATCCAGACGACCAGTGAATACCTGGCGGGGCCTTTGTTCCCGGTCCAACGCAGCGTAATCGTGGGCGCGATGGTACAGCAGCGGACGACGCTTACAACGCGCGTCAAGGCGGTGACCGGTACGGTAGACGGGTTCGCGGCTTTCGAGGGTATCCTGATCGACAATACGCAACTGGTGTAGCCATGACGAAACAGCCATTCACGCATAAGCCGAACTTGCCGCGCCATCCGAAAGAGAAGCAGAAGCACGAACAGCACGGCGAGAAGGTCCAGAAGCAGCGCGAACTTGCGAAGCGCAAATGAGGAAGTGCAAAACCCCAGGGGCCATGTTTCATTTCATGGTCGGCGCGCCTAATGCGGCGGGTCAGACTGAGATCCGCGCGGGCGTCACGCTACCCGGGGGGGTCACCGTCGATGAGGCCACGGCCGAAAAACTGGACAGGGCGTTTCACGACGCGATGGAAAGGGTTCTGGCTCCTTTGTGGAAGGTGAAATAATGAGCCTGACGAACGCCTCCATGCTCCGGGTGATATCGGAGGACCGGGCACTCGCCAGCGCCATGGTGTTCCCGCACCGGCATCCGCAGCAAAGTCCCCCGGCGCACGTGAGGATCATGGACGCATGGCGCAGTGTTGACCCGCTGGTGCTCATCGAGATGTTCCGGGAAGGAGGGAAGAGCACCCTGTCGGAGGAGTTCCTGCTGCTCGAAGCCGGCTTCGGCAACATGGGCTATTGCATCATCATTGGCGAGACATACACCAAGGCGTGCCAGCGACTGGAGGCGATCAAGTTTGAGGCGGCGACCAACACGAAGCTCCTGAGCCTGTTCGGCAAGATGGCGAAGTGCGCCGGCAGGCTGTGGAACGAACACCAGTTCGAACTTCCAAACGGCGTGCTTCTGGAAGCGCACGGTTGGGAGGAAGAGTTCCGGGGGTTCAAGTGGCATGACCTGCGGCCTGACCGCGCGTATCTGGACGACATCGAGAACCGGGAGCGGGTGAAGGACGCTGCGACGGTGAAGAAGAGCGTGAACAAGCTCTATCTCGAACTGATGCCTGCGATGGACAAGGAGAAGGGGAAAATCCGCATCACCGGGACGCCACTGGCCGAGGACTGCATGATCACGCGGCTGCGGGCGAACCCCGACTGGACGAGTTTCCAGTTTCCGATCTGCAACGGGGAAATTGACGACCCGGCGACCGTTGCCACGTGGCCGGAGCGGTATCCGATGGAGTGGGTCCGGGGGAAGCGCGACCAGATGGAGCGCGCCGGGGAACTGAACGGATTCTTGCAGGAGTACATGCTCAAGGCAATCGGCACGGCCGACAAGCCATTCGAGGAGCGCCATTTACATGAGATTGCGATCGATCCTGCACCTTGGCTGCCGCGTACTCTGGTGGTGGATCCTGCCCGCACTGCTAACGTGGGCAGTTCTGACCGGACGGGCCGAGTGGTTCTTTCTCGGCTCGGAACCCGTATCTACGTGCATGCAAGCTCCGGCGAGTACTGGAAGCCAGATGCCATCATCGCCGACGCTTTTGACACATCCCGCAGATTTGATGCCGCAACTGTGGCGATAGAGAAGAATTCGCTGGACGAGTGGCTTTTGCAACCGCTGCGCGCGGAGATGCTGCGACGCGGGGAGAGCCTGCCGCTGAAGGCGATTCAGGCACCGCAGGACCGTTCGAAAGAACAGTTCATCCTCGGGCTGCAACCCTTCTTCGAAGCCGGGGACATCGTGCTCGTCGGAGGACGCGGCGCGCACAGCCAGCTTGTGGCGGAAATCCTGAACTTTCCGAGCGGCAAGCGGGATATACTGAACGCGCTGGCGTACGCCCAGCGGGTGTTTTCAGGAGTACCGGTGTATGAAGACTTCGGGGCATGGAATCTCATCGAAGGGTACGAGCCAAGCGCGCGAGATAGCTTGGCTCTGTGTTTTAACGCTTCAGGTTCTGACACTACGGCTGCTCTGGTTTCTGTTGAAGGTGAGCGCATGGTTGCCGTGGCCGACTGGATCTCGCCTGTTTCTCCTGCTCAAGCTGTACCGGACATCGTGCGCCTTGTCCGCGCGACTTTCCCTCGAGCGAAGGTGAACGCGTGGCTGCCGGCCGACGTGATGGATCAGGCGGACCGCATGCCGTTGCTCGCCGCGATGCGCGCGGCGAAACTGATGCCGATGCGCGGCGCGTACCCCTCACTGGCGCGCGGCGCGCTTAGCCCGCTGATCCGCACGGAGATGAAGGGCAAGCGCCTGTTCCTCGTTGACTCTCAGGCGCGGCATACGATGAACGCCCTGGCCGGCGGATACGTGTTCCCGATGAGCAAGTCCGGGCAGCAGGGCACGGAACCGGAGCGCGGGCCGCATCGCACGTTGATCGAAGGGCTGGAAGCGGCGGCGTACGTAATCTGCTCCAGCGCTGGAAATTCCTTGACAGATGAGTTACATTTGGCGTCAAACCCCCATGGGGCTCAATATTTCACTTCTCTTCCTCGGAGATGATCATGGCCGTTTCCCGTACCATTACCCCGAAAGCCCCGACGCAAAACCCCGTTGCCTTCTACAAGTGCGAGCAGCAGGGCGGGTGCCACGGCACGCCCACGAAGGTTGGCGAGAAGCTGACCGGCGGTCCGATGCGCGAAGTAATGCGCCGCAAGGGGCTGTAAGGTGGAAGGCAAGAAAGGCCGCATGAACCGGGTGTACACGGCACCCGGTGTCAAGGCTTCTCCTGAAGCCGTGAAGAAGGGCGGGCGCACGGACGACCCCGGTAAGGGCAAGATGCTCGCGCGCGCGGGCACTTCGAAGCACAAAGGCAAGATGGGGTACTGATCGTGGGCTATCGCGACCATCACAGGAGCACAGGCAGCGAGTCAGGCGCGAAGGATGTGCGCAAGACTCCCGGCAAGTCGCCGAAAGTGCCCCCGAAGGGCGCGAAGCGCAAGATCATCGCGCGGCATGCGGACCAGAAACGCAAGGTGAAATGACATGGTAACGAAAGCGGATCGTCGGGGTAATACCGGGAAGAACTGGTCGCAGTCGGTCGAATTGCGCGATGGCAAGATGTGGGCGGATTCGAAGACGCCTTTCGGTCGCACGTCGAAGAAGCCGGAAGAAGATGACCGCACAGCCCCGTCCAAGAAAGAGCGCAATACCGGGACGACCGTCGCGAAGCGCCTGGCGGGTAAGGTGATTGGGTGAAGACCTGTTCTAAATGCGGACAGGAAAAGCCATTGACAGAGTTTTCATTTCTGAAAGGCGTTCCACGTTCACATTGCAAAGTATGCAAGGCGACCACGGCAGCAGAATGGCGTAAGGCAAACCCCGGCCGGATGGAGGCAAAATCCGCCGAATGGTACGCGCAAAACGCAAAACGCAAACAGGAAACGAACGCGACATGGCGCGCGGCGAATCCTGAGAAAGCGAAAGCGGCGCAAGTGAAGGCTACGGCGCGTTGGCGTGAAGCGAATCCGCATCGAGTGACCGCCAAGCAGGCTAGGCGGACGGCGGCGCAACTTCAGGCGACGCCCACGTGGGCGGATGAAAAGGCTATCAGGCAGTATTATCTGATAGCAAATTACCTGTCGGTGGAATTGAATTCTCCGTTTCAGGTAGATCACGTAGTGCCGCTTCAGTCAAAAGAGGTATGCGGCTTGCATGCCCAAACTAATCTGTCGATCCTGCCAGCGGCATGGAACGCAAAGAAAGGCAATCGGACATGGCCCGGAAAGCCGTAAAAAAGAAAGAAGAATTTGAGGACCAGCCGGTTATTGAGACCGTGGGTTCGCGCGTCATCGACGCGGAACGCCTTGATGAAAAGCTGGAAAATTTCGCGGAAGACCTCGGCTCAGACGCGATGATCGAAGCGGCCAAGTTGTACCCGAAAATTCAGAAGAGCTACGAGAACAAGCAACAGCAGTCCGACCGCGTGGAAGAATGCTGGAACATCTTTAATGCAATTCCCGATGAGAATCAGCAGTATACCGGAAATTCGCAATGTTATGTTCCAATAGTCAGAGATTGCATCAATGCACGTTGTAAACGCACTCTCGCTACTCTCTTTCCCGCCAATTACAAGCACGTAGACGCCATTGGACCTTCCAGCGTTACGCCGTTTCCTACACTCGCCCTGCTCGAACACTACATCCGAAAGACGAATCTGAAGGATATCGTTCGCGCGGATCTGCTTTCGGGCGATGTAACCGGCCAGTGGCTGCTTTACGTGGACTGGATGCGTACGACACGGCGAATCACTGAGCTTGTAAAGAAGCCACCGATTGTCGAGACCCTGTCGGGCGAGGAAGAGGACGTTACGATCGAAGAAGAATGGGATGTTGAAGAAAAGACGATCGTTGACGAAATGCCGGACATTACCCCGATGGCCGTTGACGATCTCGCGGTCTACCCCCCTACAGTGAACGACATCGAGAAGGCTACGGCCACGGCGATTCGTCTGCGCCTGTCGAAGGAATCCGTCGAGCAGTTCATTGAAGAAGGTGTCTTCGTCGGCTGGAACGCGAAAGAGATCATGGACAATCTGAACGAGCCGGACGGCGGCCGCCAGAAACGCGTCCCGAACAAGCGCCGCACGGCAGATGCCGGCGTGCGCACCGAGGGCACGTACAAGTACGCGCTGATTTACGAAGTCCATACGAATCTGGAACTGGAAGAAGGCAAGGGCAAAGAGCCTTGTTTTGTCTATTACGCCGGCCCGGAAGTCATTCTCGGTATCATCCGAAACCCGTTCTGGTCGAAGAAGCGCCCCATCATTACGGCACCCGTTGAGCGGATTCAGGGAACGATTTACGGGATCTCGCGTGTCGAACCCGTGAAGTACCTCCAGTGGAACGTGAACGATTTCTTCAACATGGGGATGGATAGCGCTCAATACGCGCTTTTGCCTATCGTCATGACCGATCCGTTAGCCAACCCCAATTACCAGAGTATGGTGATGGGGCTAGCCGCTGTGTGGCTCACGAACCCGCAAACAACACAATTCGCGCAGTTCCCGGCGATATACAAAGATTCCATCGCGCTTTGTAATGCAATCAAGGCGCAGATCAAAGAATCGATGGATGTCAATGACGCGATGCTTGGGACCCTCCCCCCAGGCAGGAAGAATCAGGCGCAGGCCGCAGCGCAGGCGCAGGAGCAACAGTCGAATATCATCGACCACGCGAAGCGTTACGAAGGTTGCATTTTGAACCCGTTGCTGGAACGCATGTTTGAGCTCGACCGTCAGTTTCGTACGAAGGAACTTACGGTCGTCACGATGGGCGAAGTCGGAGCTCGAGCAAAACAGGAAGAAATCCCGGTTCAGGCATTCAGCGAGCGCTACTTCTTCCGCTGGTGTGGCACAGCCTATCAGACCGGAATGCAGCGCATGCAGCAGATGATTGCGTGGATGAACGTGCTGCGCGGCATCCCCCCGCAGCAACTGGACGGCCGGCGGCTCAACGTCGGCCCGATTCTGGAGATGGGCACTGAGCAGATTTTCGGGCCGGAAGTCGGCCCGCGTATCCTGATCGATGAGCGCAATCTGTTCCACGTTGAGCCGTCAGACGAGAACCTGATGATGCACAACGGTTTGCCAGCGGAAGTGCATCCGGCGGATGACGATCAGCGGCACATCGCGGAGCATATGCGCGGTGCGACGCTGACCGGCGATCCGGTCGGCCTGTTCCGCGCGCACATCCAGCAACATCAGCAGGCCATGAACCAGAAGATGCAAAAGGCACTTGGGCCGCCGCAAGGGCAACAGGGCATACCCGGCGGCGCGGGCCCAGGCGTGGCCGGCACCCCGCGACCGGGCGCACAACCCGGCCAGCCTCGCCCGCAAGGCCCGCCCGGTATGGTGAATCCGGATCAGGTTCAGGATGCACAGATGGGGCCGCGCTAATGATTGCACGTTCGACGCTATGGGGCACTATCCAGTTCGGTGATGAGTTTTACAGGCTCACCGAACTGGAGCAGTGCGCCATCGTTGCACATGAGAAGGGCCACATCCACCACCGGCACGCATGGAAACGCCTCGCGCGTCTCGTGACTTTCAGATGGAAAGGCTTTTTCGAGATGTGCGAAGCGCAGGAACTGGAAGCGGACCGCTACGCCGTGGCGCGCGGCCATGTGCCCGGACTGATCTCTTTCCTGCTTCGCAGTAACCTGCATGTAAAATCGGCCGGATATCCGACGCACAAACAGCGCATAGAGGCTATCCATGTCCGATGAATTTGTCTTCAATATCCCGGTAGTCAAAGGCGAGGGTGTTGGCGTACCGGTGAGCGAGGTTCAACGCGCGATCAATTCGATCTGCCAGCAGACAGCGGCGGATCTGAACCTGATTGCATCAGGTGGCTTCCCTCTCAACAACGTGAACATCACCGGCGGCACGATCACGGGCGTTACTGGCGCGACGCAAGGCCCGACGGACAACTCTCTACTGCTCGCGACGGATGCCTTCGTCAATCAGCAGGTCATCCGGAATACAGCGACCGTTCCCCTTTCGATCACGGGCGGTATCTACAATCAGGAATCGCTCGGTTCAGGGCTTCAGGTAGTCGTCTTTGCCTCTGGCGGAGTGATCACAGGTATTCTGTCTATCGCCGTACCCGGCAGCGGTTATGCCGTGGGCGATATTCTGGTGCTTCCGGGCGGTAATTCGGATGCGGTGATCCGCGTCACCGTAGTTGGGGGCGGCGGTTCGGTAACCACGACGCAGATCCTGTACGGCGGCACGGGCTATTCGACCGGCGCGCAGATCGCTGGAGCCGTTGTGCCGCCCGGAGAGCGTCAGGTTATCCTGACAGGAACGCTTACCAGCAACGCGACGATCATTATCGCGGCAGGGAATTTCAATAACGCTTCCCGCCGACCGGCATTCGTCAACAATACGACGGGAGCCTTCACCGTCACAGTGGCGTTGAGTAATGGCGCGGGCGGTACAACAGGCTCCAGCGTCGTTCTGCCGCAAGGCACTGCCAATTCCTCCGCTGTCGTTCTGGAAACGGACGGTGAGACGGGCGTATGGATTGCGAATACGCCTCTCGGGATTGGCGCTTTGCCCTCGACCTCGCCGACGATTACCGGCGCAACGATTACCAGCAGCACGATCAACAGTACATCGGTCGGCGCGACGACGCCTTCAACCGGCGCTTTCACGACGTTGACCGCGTCCACGCCGGTAGGTGTCGCGAGCGGCGGCACGGGCCTTGGGGCTTTGACGGCGTTTAACGTCCTGGTCGGCAACGGTACGGGAAACGTCGCGCTGATTGCGCCTGGCGCAGCCGGAATTCCACTTACCTCGCGCGGCGCGGGCACGAATCCGGCATTCCAGGGGATCACAGTCCCCGGCGGCGGAACCGGACAGACGACGCTCACAGCGCATAGTGTCCTGCTCGGCGAAGGCACAGGTGCAGTAGCGTTCGCGACGGGCACGACAGGGCAGATGTTGATTGGCGTCACGGGGGCCGATCCGGCGTTCGGAAATAACCCGACGATCACGGGCGGAACAATCGACAACGCGGTAATTGGCGGCACGACTCCGGCGGCGGTTACCGCTACTACGCTCGTAGCAACCGGAATGTCGCGCGTTATCGCTAGTACGACGAACGCATTAAGTTTGACAAGTGGGGCAACGACTGTCGTTACGACCTTTACGGCAACGGTGAACGTCGGAGCAAACTTTGTGGCGTCCACGGGTGTTTATACCGCGCCGGCCACGGGGCAGTATGCGGTAAGCGCGGCGTTTCGAACGACTTCTGCCACCGTGGCGGCCAATACCCAATTCATCGTCATTTTCAACGTGAACGGCGCGGCGGTTCAGCAAGCGGGCGTAACGTATCAGTCTAACGTGGCCACTACCTGCCAGGCGACTTGCGCCACAGTTCTCAACGTGACTTCAGGCCAGACGATAACGGTATCGATTTTCCAGAGCACAGCGGCGACGTTGACGCTAGACGGGGCCGCCGCCGCCAACTGGCTTACGATATCCAGGCTTTATTGACTTTTTTGTAACAATCGCATATAACCGGCGAAAGCCTATACAGGAGCTTATCGTGCGAAAACTCAAACTGGCCGAAGTGATCGGCGCTCTTTTCCCCGCGATCCAGGGCCAGACTCCTGTTATCGCTGACAACGGCTCCATGCCTGATCAGGTCGGCCTGATCAATGCGCTGATTTCGGTCAACCCGTGGCCGGCGACGGCATACAACCTCGACACGCACACGGGTGCTTTTACCGCCACGCAGCAGCAGGTCATGGCGGCGGAGAATACCTTTCTCGCCCTGTCCCTCACCGGCGCGGCGGCGGTTACTCTGCCGACTGTAGCTACGCTCCTTTCGACGATGACTCCGCAGCAAGCGGTAGTCGGGTCAACGACCAACCTTCGCATCATTAACGCCACCGGCTTTACTGCTACCGTCACGACCAACACTGGCTGGACGTTAAATGGCACGATGACGGTCGCCACTACCGTGTGGCGCGACTTCGTGATTCAGATCACGGCCACAGGCGCGACTCCTACGGCGACCATCCAGAATGTCGGCGCTGGCGACGCAACGTAAGGAACAACAATGAACAAGCTGCTTAAAAAGCTGCTCAAAAAGCTGCTCGGCCTTCTATTCCCGGGGATTGACGGCGATGACGATAATGTTGATCCTCCTGACGATCCTGACACACCTGATCCCGATAGTGGCGATCCTGATCTTGATCTCGACCTTGATCTGCCTGACGATCCTCCTCCACGCACCGCCGCGCGTCACGACGATTCTGGTGAGCGCCTGGCTAGGCTGGAAGCTGAAGTCGAAAGGCGCGGCCGCCTGGCGGCAGAAGCCGCAGCACGCCAGCCCACGGTAGACAGTGAGTTCCAGCGGGAAGAAGAGCGTCTCCGCAATCCGGAAACGACGGAGCTTGAGCGCTGGCAGATCCAGTCAAACCGCACACTGCGCGAAGCGAAGGCCGAAGCGCGTCAGGCAAGACTCGAAGCGGCCGACATGATCGACCGTACGCGGTTCGAGTCGAAGAACACGACCGATCCGCGACGCGCGAAGTACGCGGACCGCGTGGAAGAAGCGATACAGCAGGAGCGGAATCAAGGGCGCAACGCGTCGCGCGAGGCGGTCTACTTCTACCTGCTCGGCAAGGATATCGCGGAAGGCAAGCTTAAAGCGAAGGCAAAACCGGCATCGAAAGCGCCGGACGTGCCGCGCGGCAGGTCTCCGGGGGTTCGGAGCGACGTACCAGGCCGGGGTCGGCCCACGACTGATCAGGACAAGCGTAGAGCGCGTCTTGAGAATCAGAATATTTAACCACGAGAGGAAACCATGTCCTACCTCAAGAAACTGGGCCTCATGTGGGCCTCGCTGTTCCCCGGCGTGACAAACCAGTCCACCAGTTTTACGGCGGACGTTGAAGCGTACATTCAGGAAGAAGTTGAACCGCTCGCGCGCCGCCAACTGGTCGCGTACCAGTTCGGAAAGCCGCTCAAGCTCGATACGAATCGAGGCACGACCTACACGGCATCGCGCTACCAGCGTTTGCCGTTGCCTTTCGCGCCGTTGCAGGAAGGCGTAGCGCCTCCCGGCGAAGCGATGGCGCTGCAACAGGTCTCCGCTACCGCGCAGCAATGGGGTGACCGCGTTATCATCACCGACGTGGCGAACCTGACCATCAAGCATCCGCTCTTCCAGCAGGCCTGCGAACTGGTCGCGCTGCAACTGCCGGAAACGCTGGAGCGCAACACGATGAATACGTTGATGGCGGCCACGCAGGTGAACTACGCCAACGGCAAAACGTCGCGCGCCAACCTGATTGCAACCGATGTCATGACGCCGCATGAGAACAATCGTATCGTAGGCACGTTCCTGACCTACGGCGTTCCTCGCTTCATGGGCGACGAGCGGGAAGACATGATGATCGAAGCGGGCGCGTATCGCGATCCGTCGAAGTCGCCGGCCGTGATGCAGCACTACATCGGCCTGATTCATCCGCTGTCGGCGCAGGACATGCGCGAGAACACGACCGTGGCTAACGCGTGGTCGTACAGCGACATCAACCGCCTGTACAACAACGAGCTCGGCCCCTTCGGCGGTACGCGCTTCGTCGAGTCGAACATGATTCCCTTCTTCGTCGGCAATGCCGCGATTCAGGGAACGGCCTCGACTTCGGGTGGCACGCTCGCGACGAACGCCGGTTACCAGATCATCGTGACCGCTTCGCCGGCCCAAACTTCGGTTGAGCAGCAGATTTACCAGGTGTCGAACGCGATCAGCGTCACCGGCCCCACGGGCTCGATCAGCGTCGTACTGCCGCAGCTTGCCGGCTACGTGTTCAATATCTACATCGGCACGTCGGCCACGCCGTCGAACCTCGCCACGGCCATCGGCCTCGGCGTCCCGGTCACCGGCCCCCTCGCTGGTCAGGCAACGCAGCTTCTGCCGAACCAGACCGTGACGCTCACGGGCATTGGTGTAGCGCAAACGCCGCCGGCCGCTCCGGCAACGGGCGTTTCAGTGTTCCCGACTATCTATATCGGCAACCACTCGTACGGTCAGGTGCTGCTCGAAAATCCTGAGTTCCATTACCTGACCGGGCCGGACAAGTCGGACCCGCTGAACCAGACTCGCGTCGTATCATGGAAAGTATTTTATGGAAGTATTATCCTCAACCAGGCGTTTCTTGCCCGCGTTGAAGCCGGTTCCGCGTTCAGCACGACGTTCTCCGCTGGTACTGTGACAACCCCGTAATCAGGAGCGTAAATGCCCCCGCGTACCCCTAACACCCCGCCCGATGGCGGGGTTTTTGAAGACAACGATGAACCGATTGAACAACCCGCAAAGGCTGAATCTCCGGAGGATCTGAAAGCGCGCATCAAGGCGCTTGAGGCTCAACTTGCGCGCTCTCAGGCCGGAAAGGCGATTGCGGAAGAAGAATCCGCGCGCCTCTCCGCGCAAGCCCAGTCGTCGATGTTCACCACGAATGTGACTGAACGGTTCTCCCGCAAGACGGAAGCCGGAAAGGATCTGTGGTGGTATCGTATTGATCTCGCACCGTGCGGCGGAACGGAAGTCAAGATCAACGGCGTTCCGTACTACCACGGTTCGACTTACGAGTTCGAGACGGACCTTCTGCGCTCCATCAAGGAAATCGTGGCGCGCACGTGGGACCACGAGAACAATATCCAGGGCAACAACGAAAACGTCTACAAGGTTGCGCAGGAACGCATTCTGCGCGGCGAAGGCCGTCGTCGATAAGAGGAAACATGGAAAAGACAACTCCCGTTCTCGGTAACTTCCAGATCAACCTTCCGGGCCCGAATGGCGCTTCCATGTCGATCAGCGGCTATCTGTACGCCGATGAATCGAAAGAATCGCTCGACGAGCGCATGGACCTTTGTCGCGAGTCGCTGACTCGTCAGCAACGCGCGCTCGAAGTCCCAGTACTGGAAGAGCAGATCATCCAGCTTGAGCGCAAGCTGGAAGAGATGCGCCTGGCCTACGTCGATCTGCTCGAAAAGCAGAAGCGCAAGGCGTTGCCGAGTGCGGAAACTGCCAATCTTAAGAACTATCCGATTATCATCAAGAACATCACCGATGAAATCGAGAAAGGCAAAAAGAAGATCGAAGCCGTGAAAAAGGTCGCGTAATGGCTTACCTCCAGAGTCAGCAGATTGTCAATCTGGCATGCACTATCGCCAAGTGTCCGGGCTTTCTGAGTCAGGGCGGACAATTCCTGAACATGACTCTGGAGGATCTTTGGCTGCACCGTGATCTGAAAATCAATCGAAAGAACGAATCAATCACGGTACAGGCCAATAACTTCGGCCCCTTCGTGCTTCCGCAGAATTATCAGCGCACGTACGATCTGTTCTTTCAGCAGAACAACCTCCCGTATTTTCTGAATCCGATCAGCACTGAAGAGTACGATCAGGAGTTCAAGGACCCGTCGATTGCGAACTATCCGTACGAGTTCATGACTATCCTGTACGACGAAGTGCAGGCACTGCAACAGAACCCGCCCTCCGCCGGTCAGTTGTTCATCTATCCGCAGTCGTCCGGCCAGATCGTGCTCACGCACCGGTACATGGTGAAGCAGCCCGACATCACGACGCCCGAGACTTCGACCATCATTCCGTGGTTTCCGGACCAGGACTACCTGATCACGGCCACGGCTTCGCGACTGATGCAGATTACGGACGATACACGACGGGAATCGTTCCTCGCTGAATGCGATAAGATGCTGCGAATCCATCTGATCATGGAAGGCGATGAACAGCAGGTTGTGAAGTCGGTAAGGCTAGACCCCAGACGTTTTCATACTAATCGGACCCTAAAACCCACCAAGGTGACCGACTGAATCACTGATTATACGACATTTTTCCAATTCTTGCGATGCACGATATCCCAAATTCCTTGGAACGTCATACCATAGTGCTCCGCAATACTGCGTTGAGTGCTGCCTTCGGCATGCATCTTTCGGATCTGTCGTACATCATCTTCTGTCAACTTTGCCTTCCATTGGCCTTCGCCCACTGGGCAGCGATGGCGTTTCTTTTCCATCTTATCGGTCATGTTCGCTTGCGCATCGCCAAGAAAGATGTGAAAAGGATTGCAACAAAGAGTGATATCGCATCGGTGGCAGACATATCCGCCGGCGGGGATCGGACCTTTGAACAAACGCCAGGCCGCACGATGCGACCCGTCGTAGTCTTTCGGCCCCATGTAGAATTTTCCGTATCGCCCATCGGGATACGTCGAAGCCATCCAGATCCAGCAACCCGATTCAGGAATCATTTCGATATTTCGCATGAAGCGCTGAAGAACGTCCATAAATCCCTCCTGATCAGTGAGTCCTACTATATCACAGATATGGAGTGCGCGTAATGGCAATCCGCAACGGCCAGCCGGTACGATTCACGCCAAAAGGCGTCTGCGATGCGTTCGACGCTACGGACGCCTTTCCGGGCGCGTGTGCACTGCTCTCGAATCTGATTTTCGATCAGGCAAATCCCGAAGTGGTCGTCAGTCGCCCAGGTGTCGGCTCGCCGGTTACGTCCTTCGCCAGTTTCACGACTCCGACTTTCGTTTCAGGCTACATCACGATTGGATCTGTCGTGTACGGCATGGTCTCGACCGCGCGCAACGCGGGGCACGATGAGCCTTTTGCCTACGATCTGAACGCGAATGCCTTCATCACGATCACCGGGGTAACAGCCGGGAACACCCCGACATCGCCCGCGACGACAGGCCCGTGGACGCCGCCGACGTTCGCCGTGATCAGCACGAAGATCATCGTCACTCATCCGGGGTTCAACGGAGTCGGGAACAACTTCTTCGGCGTGATCGATATCACGAACCCGGCAGCGCCCACGTGGACGGATACGAACACCGCGACGACTCCGCTCACAGGGGTCCCAACTTCGGTTGCGAACTACAATAACCGCGCGTACTTTGCCGTCGCGAATACGCTCCAGTTCAGCGATGTCCTTGTCCCGACCACGCGCACGAACGCGAGCCAGTCTGTCACGCTCGGCGACACGACGCCGGTAACGGGTCAATCCGGCCTGCCGGTTCAGACGACATCGGCCGGCGTCATCGGCGCGCTGGTAGCGTTCAAGGCGTCGCAAATCTGGCAGGTGACCGGCGATCCGACGACGAACAATCTCGCGCTGAGCTACATCTCCCTGACCACGGGGTGCATCGCTCCGCGCAGCATCGTGCAGGTGCCCTTCGGGATCTGCTTTATCGGCATCGACGCGCCGTACGTGCTCAACTTCCTCGGTACGCTCTCGCCGCTCTCGCATACCCCCGGCAATGACGGCGCGGCCGACGTGCAGGTTCCGTTCCAGAACGCGACTACCCCTTCGCGTATCGCGGCGTCCTTCTCTGGCAACATCTTCCGGGTATGCGTCGCGACGATCATCCAGGGTGTACAGCAGACCAACGATTACTGGTTCGACATCCGGCGCAAGCGCTGGAACGGTCCGCACACGTTTACTTACGATTGCCTTGCGCAATTTGGGAACAACTTCGTCGTGTCGGGCATCGACCACGGCGCGGCGCTCTTCGTGAGCCAGAGCCTTCCGCAGATCGGCAGTGTGTATTCAGACAACGGCGTGCAGTTGATCAGTCACGAGCGCTCATCATCATTCCCGAAAACCGGACGCATGGCGGAAGTGCAAGTAGTTGAATCGACGCAGGAATTTGCTTCTTCCGGATCGGCGGTGAACTACAATATCACCGCACTTGACGATCAGGGAAACACGCTCAATTCGACGTTCATCATGACGCCGGCAGCCGGTATCACGTGGGGCGGCGGGCACCTGTGGGGAGATGGTTCGCTATGGTCGTCATCGGCGAAGGTTCCGCACGTCTACAACATCCCGTGGACGATCCCGCTTGTGTTTCAGAAAATGGCGCTCGACATAACGGCGACTTCATCCAATAGTCTGTCAATCGGGACGTTCTTCGCCCGGTATCAGGACACCGGCTACACGAACCAGGGCTAAATCATGGCGATCATCGGAACGCTACCAAACAACATCCTGAATGGGCAGGTAGCCGATGCCAATCCGGTAATGGCGGATTTCAATTTTATCGTCAACCAGGTGAACGCCAACGCTGCGCCCTCGAGTGCGCTTATTATCGGCTCAAGATTGATTGGCGTACAGGTGTTCAGCACGCCAGGCACATTCACCTACACTCCAACGGCGGGCGCTACACGCGCATACGTTGAAGTGCTCGGGGGTGGGGGAGCAGGTGGGGGCGCAGCAGCCACAGGGGGCAACTTTTCTGTGGGCTCCGGCGGCGGATCGGGTGCTTACGCCAAAGGCGTGATTATCAACCCGGTTTCGGGCGCGGTGGTAGTGGGCGCGGCAGGAACTGCCATCGCCGGAAGCACGGGCGGAACGGGGGGAAATTCAGGGTTTCAGGGGCTTATCGTTTGCACCGGGGGACTGGGAGGCAATACCGCACCCGCCGGAGTATCAATAGGGACGACGGGGGGCGCAGGCGGCACGGTATCGACTCCCGGAACGATCATCAACATACCGGGGCAACCCGGAGGGTCCGCCTTTGGCTACTCCACAGGCACTATCGGGTTGACGGGGTTTGGCGCGAGCGGTATTTATGGTTCTGGCGGGGTTGCCCTGGTATCCGTAAACTTGCCGGGGATTAGCGGAACAGGCTTTGGGTCCGGCGGAAGCGGGGCTTTCAACGGGGGCGGCCAATCCGCACAGGTAGGCGGTAATGGCGCATCCGGAATAATAATCGTATACGACTATGCATAAAAATGCAGACCGGGGAAAACAATGTCAGAAGAAAGAACACTCACTGACGGGGATGTAAAGGCGATAGTCGATGAACTGGAAAGACGTGCCACTCAGCGTTTTCAGATTAATATCGGCAGGGGGGTGTTGGGCCTGGCGTGGAAAGCAGGACTCTACCTCGCAATATGGCTTGCCGCCTACGGCGCTGCCGGGGGCTTCAAGAAATTCTTTCAATAGGAGCAGTATCATGAGCTTTTGGGCAGACATCGAAGCTGAAGCCAATGCTGTATGGGCTAGCGCGGATAGCATTTCCGTCAAACTGGAAAACCTTGTCGGTATTCAAACGCGCGCTCAACAGGTGACGGCGTTAACGAACCAGTTCACAGCGATCATTGACGACGGCACGAAGGCAACGCCGGAGAAGGTGACGGAACTGTTGACCCTGGTCGGCAAGCTGTGAGTCCTGAAACACTGGCGGCAGCACTTGGGATCGGATTGCCCCGCGCGCAAACGTGGGCCGATCCGCTTTCTGCGGCGATGGCTCTTTATGCGATTGATTCGCCAGCGCGCCAGGCGGCGTTCATTGCTCAGGTAGGCCACGAGTCGGGGCGGTTGATCTACGTGCGCGAACTGTGGGGGCCGACGCCGACACAGGAAGGCTACGAAGGCCGCGAGGATCTAGGCAATACCGAACCGGGCGATGGGTTCAAGTTCCGGGGTCGGGGGCTGATTCAGGTCACCGGGCGCGCGAATTACGCGAAGTGCGGCGCGGCGCTCTGTCTTCCGCTTACCGATTCGCCGGAACTGCTTGAGTCTCCGTCCAATGCTGCGCAGTCGGCCGCGTGGTTCTGGAATTCGCGGAACCTGAACGACCTTGCGGACATCGGGGATTTCAACACGATCACGCGCCGGATCAATGGCGGGTTGAATGGGCTGCAAGACCGGCTTGCACTGTACGCGCTCGCGAAGAGCGCTTTGGGGAATGGCGATGGCACTTGATCCGATCTCGGCGGGAATTGACTTCGCCAACACGATAGTCTCTCGCATCTGGCCAGACAAGACAGCGAAAGAACAGCAGCAGTTGTCCGCCGTCCTGGCGATGGTTCAGGGGCAAATGGCGATTAATCAGGCAGAAGCATCGAACGCCAGCACTTTCGTAGCCGGCTGGCGGCCGTTCATCGGCTGGGTATGTGGTCTCGCGTGCGCATGGAACTGGATGGGGTTACCTGTCGCCAAAGTGGTCCTTGATTATCTCGGGCACCCAATCGCGATGTCCCCCGCCGATCTGTCGGAGATGATGCCGGTTCTTATGGGCATGCTCGGCCTCGGCGGTCTGCGCACATTCGAGAAAGTGCAGGGCGTAGCGAGGATGAAATGATCGGGCGCTTCCTTCTGAACGTTCTGCGCTGGCTGGACGAAGGCTTGAACGTCTTCTCAGGCGGCGACGCCAACGAGACTTTAAGCTCGCGCGCAGGCAAGGAGCAGATCAAGGGCGCAGAGTGGGCATGCGTGCTATGCAAGTCAATAGACTGGGTGACGCACTGGTTCAAGGTTCCTCCCGGCCACTGCTTGCGCGCGATCAATCCTGACGACGGTAAAAACGCAACTATTCCCGACTGATGAAACACTTGATTAAAATCGCCGCTGGTGTAGACACTGCTCCCGTCCTGCTTGAGATCGCGCGCCAGCCCAAACTGTGGAACCGGCATTCGGTCAGGAAGACTGCGCCTGAGACTCCGCACGCCGCGATGGACGATATCTGGTTGCGCTACAGGGATGAGAAGCCGTTCAAGGAATCGGGCGACTACTCGACGTTCAACGATGAGCATGACGCGATCTTCTACCCGGAATGGTTCGCGATACCCAGCGTACGCCCGATTGTCTACAGCCTCATGGCCCGCGTCCAGGCGGTACGCCTCGGCGGCGTGATGATCACCCGGATTCCGCCGGGGGGTCGAATTGACCCGCACGCGGACGACGGCTGGCACGCCACGTATTACAATACGAAATTGTACGTTGTGCTTCAGTCGAATCCGCAGTGTGTGAACCGCGTGGAAGAAGAGCGGGTCTCGATGGCACCAGGTGAAGTCTGGTACTTCGACAATCTGAAAGAGCATGAAGTCGTGAACGACGGGCCGGACGACCGGATCACGTTGATTGTGTGTCTGAGGTGCGAGAAATGATCAGGCATCTATTCGCCGGAGGGGTGTACGCGCGAGAGCAGACACTGGCGGAAGGTCACGAGGTCGAGAAGCACGAGCACGACTACGATCACCTGAGCTATCTGTGCGCGGGCCGTGCGCTGCTCGACGTGGACGGCGAATTGCAGTATCTGACGGGCCCGTGCGCGATCCTCATCGCCGCCGGCAAGAAACATCGGATTCAGGCTTTGACGGACATCACCTGGCTTTGCATCCACGCAGAGAGCGTCGCAGATCCGGAAATCATCGTAAAGGAGTAGATCATGCCCTGGGGCGTAGCGGCATCAGTAGCAGGAACGGTGATATCAAGCGCGCTCGCCCCTTCCCCTTCGGGCGGATCGAGCGGCGGAGGGGGCGGGCCGAACTATTACGTTCCGACCGGTTTGGGCACGGCCGATACCGCCTGGCAACAACTCCTGGCGCAGCAGCAGGCGCAGCAGGGCGGTATCGAAGGCATGTTGCCCTATTACCAACAGGCGTTTGGGCAAGGGTACAACGCGAATCAGGCATACGGTCCGGGTTATCAGAACGCCGCGAACGCGGCCGGTCAGCAGTACAGCAACCTCGGACAGGCTCTGACAAGCTACGGCCAGGGGGCGTACGATCTGTCGGCGAATCTCGCCGGGGCAGGCCGGCAGGCGTACCAGACTGCGTTAGATCCGCAAAGCGCGCTTTACAATCGCACCGTCCAGCAATTGCAGGACCAGACCGGAGCCACGAACAGCATGTACGGGCTCGGGTCTTCCGCTGCCGGCGCGGGCGTTGCGAATCAGGCATTGAGCAATTTCAACATTGATTGGCAGAACCAGCAACTCCAACGCCAGTTGCAAGGGCTTCAGGGCTTGGGTACAGCGTACGGACAGGCAGGCCAGTTGGCGGGGCAAGGCGCGTCGCTTCAAGGTCTTGGCGCGGGCTATACACTTCAGGGCGGGCAGTTGCCGTACCAGACGGCGGCGGGTATCGCGGCGGTTCCCGGCCAGTTGGCGGGGCAATACGCTCAGGGTATCGAATCCGGTCCTTTGTCGTCGGCGCAGTCGATCAACAGTCAGATCATTCCGTATCTGAATTACGGTCAGGGGGCGCAACAGGTTCCCTACCAGAGCGCACAGCAAGGCGCGGGCGCGGCGGGTGCGCTGGTTAGTCAAGGGATTCAGGGCTTGGGGAGCAATTCGCAAGTTCAAAGCGCGCTTGGCAATGTGTTCGGCGGGGGCCCTACGGGCTCGTTCGGCGGTGGCGACTTCTCCGGCGCATTCTCGTCCAATCCGTACTACGGCGGTGGCGGTAATAGCTACGGCTTCACGATGTAGGAGCAATCATGGCCGGACTCGGGGGGCTTCCCTACTTCATCCAGTATTCGGGCGAGTTGCAGCAGCAGGCAGCGGCGAAGCAGAAGCAGCAACAGGACATGCTCATCTTCCAGCAACAGCAGCAGGACCGTCAGCGGCAACAGGCCGCGCAGGCGGCGGCTGGCAATGCGCTCCCGCAACTCGTGCAACCGCCCCCGCCGATGCAGCAACCCCCGGCACCCGGTCAGGCATCGCAACCGATGCAGCAGGCTGGCGGGGGCGTTCCATTGCCTCAAGGTCCGGTTCCCGGCCAAGTGGTGCGTCCGCCGTTGCCCCCCGGCGGCGCGCAGGGCGCTATGCCTCCGCAAGGCGTTCCGCCGTTCCGCCCGATGCCGACCACGCCCCCTCAAGCGCAGGCCGCGCCGCAGGGGGCTATTCCCGCACCCCCGGCGCAGGCCGGCGCTTCGCCTGTGAATCCGCAACAGGACCAGATGGAGGGCGGGTTCTCGCTTTCGAATATCATCCAGTCGGGGCAGAAGCAGGGGCTTTCCGGTACGGATCTGTACGACTACGTACAGACGATGGAACCTTACATGACCTCGCAGCAGAAGGCGAAAGCGGAGCAGTTCAAGACGCAACTAGAACTGAAGAAACTTGATGCGGAAATCGCGCTTCATAGCCAGGCGGCACAGAATCAGCAACTCTCGAGGGAAGAGCGGGAGCGGCACGATCAGGCGCTAGAACGTCTCGCGACACAGCGCATTGGTATTGCGGAGCAGCGAGTCGGGATTGCTGAACGGAAAGGAGGGGCGGGTGCTGTTCCGGCCCCTGAAGCGCAGGGAGACCCTCTCAGCCCGAAAGGCACGGCGGGGTATTCGAGCGATGCAATCAAGGCACTGGGCGATGATTACGCCGTGCGCGGCCCGACTGCGCTCGCTGGGTTCGGCTACAAGAATCTGCCTCCGGCGGCACGCGCGGAAATCGTCAACTACGCCGCCGCAAAAAACGCGGCCGGGGGGCAGAACTTCGCCAGTAACAAGATCCAGTACGCGGCGGATACTGCCGGCGCGAGGGTCAACGCCCAACAGGCCGCGAAGACGGACGCTGCATCGAACGCCTTGACCAGTGCGGGGGGAATCGGCGATCAGTTCCAGCAGGCTATCGATGCGCTCAATCGTACCGGCGTCCCGATTGCCAATCAGGCGCAGATGCAGGCGCTTCGACTGACCAACGATCCGCGCGTCGCGACTTATGATACGGCGATGAATGGTGTTGTGTCGGAATCCGCGCAGATCCTTGGTCGTGGGCAGATCACCGTGAACTCGATGGAAGAAGCGCGCAAAGTCGTCAACGGCTGGCATACTTCCGAACAGGCGAAGGCGGGTCTCGCGCAACTCAAGCGCGAAGCCGCGACCACGGTTAAGGCGTCTTCGGAAGAGGTAGCGAAGTCCGCGCGCACCCCGAAAGGCCAGCCGGGTGTTCAGGCGGGCGGTCCGGCTGTCGGCACCGTGGAAAGCGGCTATCGATTCAAGGGCGGCGATCCGTCATCCCCTGCCAGTTGGGAGCGTGTGCAATGATGCCTTGGGAGAAGTACGCGGCGCAGGCCGCGCCGGAAGGCGCTCCGGCGATTCCACCTTGGGAGAAGTACGGCGCGCAAAAAGCCGCCGTTCCCGCTACGCCTGAGCAGCCCCAAAGCATGACAGGATTCGTGGGCGGCAATCTGGCGAAAGGCGCGGCGCAAGTTGCGGGCATGCCGGCGGAAGTCGGAAAGCAATTGCTGTCGGCCACTGAGGGGCCGGGGCGTGAGCGCTTCGAGAAACTGACGAAAGCGCCAGCGCTTCCGAAGTCAACGCAACCGATGGCCGGCAGTCAGCAGCACATCGAGGATCTGCTCAAGCGAAACGGAATCATCACGCAGTCCGCTGAACCACGAGGACGCGGGCAGCAGATCGCGGCGGCCGGCTTGCAGGCTCTTCCTTCTGCTGTCATACCGGACGGCGGAATGAAGGCGATTCCGCGCATTGCAGCTGCGCTCGGCGGGGGCGTGGGCGGCGAGGTCGGTCGGCAGATCGGCGGCACGCCGGGGCAACTAGCAGGCGCACTGGTCGGCGGCGGCCTTGGCGGTACGGTCGGCGCGCCGCGCGGCATTCCGAAACCGCCTAGCGAACCACAGCGCGCGTCGCAGGCGTCAGGCATCCCGCTCACTCTTGGGCAAGAAACGGGCAGCAAGGCGCTCACTTCTATTGAGAACCGTCTACGTGAACTGTTCCCGTCCAAGGGTACGGCGCACGCCGACGAAGTGGCGCAGGTTACCGCAGGCGTGAAGCGTGTAGACGATCTCGCAAGCCAGATGGGTAGCGCGACAGCGGATCCGGAAGCTATTGGCAATCAATTACGCCAGTCGTACAAGGATACTGTTGGAAAAATCGACAAAATGCGTTCCTCGCAAGCCGCAACGGACTATGGCGACGTACGCAAACTGGCGGCGGACCAGAAAGTTATCGGCTACAAAAACACGCTCGACACGCTCGATCAGATCATCGCGGCGAACAAAAATGTGCCAGCCGGCGACGCCAAGCGTATCGCAGCACAGGCACAGTCGATACGCGATCTGCTCAAAAAGCAAGGTACGGCCACGGTGGACGACGCGATGAAGACTCGCAGCGCGTGGGGCAAAGCAGCGCAGCGCACGGGGAACATCTTCTCTGACATCGATCCGAACGCCAATCAGGTATTGGCGAAGCGCCTTTTCGCAGCCGTGAATAAGGACTTCGATGACGCCAGTACAGCAAGCACTCCAATTGCCCAAGCTTTGAGGAAAGCGAACCAGAATTATGCGAAGGCTTCACAGTCGATCGATTTCATCAAGAAATCGGCGCTCGGAAAACTGCTTGGCGAAGATGTGACCGACGCAGCATTCACCGGAAACGTCGCGTCAACCAAAGCACCAGAGGCGATAGCCAAGCGCTATCTGACGATGAACCCGAGCGAGGCGAAGTCAGTAACCGCAATCCTCCAGCAACATGATCCGCAAACCTTGCAGGACGTGAAGTCTTTCGTCCTGCGTAACGGACTGGAAGCGGCGAAGAATGACGTACCGGGGGCGGCTCCGATCTCCTTCGCCAAATTCAGGAAAGAGATAGACAAGGTACAGCCCAAGCTTCAGGAGATGGGGTTCACGAACAAGGAAATCGCGGACATCAAGGACGTTACTGACACGATGGCACGAGCGGGTGACAAGGCCGGCGCAAACCCGTCGGGTACGTCCGCAGCGCTGCACATGGGTGCAACAGGCGCGGCCGCATTTGCGCATCCTCTGGCAGCGGTTGCCTCAGTCGTAACGCCCTACGTGGCTTCCAAGGCGCTACTCACGCAACCCGGTCGGGATCTACTGCGCGCGGCGTACAACGCCACGAACGGCAAAGCACAGGCCGCAGCTATTGGAGCGCTTCGCAGTACCTTCGCACAGCCTAGTGGCCGTGATCAGAATCCGCCGACCACAGGCACACAATTAGCATCACCGCCCCAATGACATCGTAGAACATGTCAGGGGTTAGCATCATTTCTGGTAGTTTTCCCAAGGGCCATGCACGACGGGCGGGTCGCTGCGTACAGGACTCTTAAGAATCAGGAAGTCGAAGAGCAGAACTTGCGATACGATCAAGATTGCGGCGAATAGTTTCATGGTGATCTCCCAGGTTGTTACGACCACTATAGCAAATGCTAAATAGGAAAGCAAGGTGAAGATACTGGTTATTGACGTTGCTTCTAACGCCTTGGATCTTTGCCTGCGGTGGCAAGCGGAAGGCAACGAGGTTAAATGGTATGACAAACCCCGAGACGACGGTTCACCTCGTCGCGCCGGAGAGGGCTTTGTCGAAAAGATCAGGGACTTTAACGACCTCCGTAAAAAATGGATCGGATGGGCCGATCTCATTTACACACCAGACAACACGTGCTACCTCGATCTGCTCGAACCGTATCGGCGGATCGGATACCCCATCCACGGGTGCAACCTCGACACTGTGGAGTGGGAACTTGACCGTGAAATCGGTCAGAAAGTCATGCAGGAGTGCGGATTAAAAACCATTCCGGGCAAGACGTTTCACGATTACGATACGGCCGCAGCATACGTCAAAAAACAGGGCGTAGCGATGGTTTCCAAGCCTTCAGGCGACGGTGAGCGCGCCATGTCATACGTGTCGAAAAATGCTGCCGATCTGGTGTACATGCTTCAGCGGTGGAGCAAAGTAGATAAGTACCGTAAAGCCGCTAAAGAGATGGGGTTCATCCTTCAAGAGAAGGTCAATGGTATCGCGGAGATGGCCGTTGGCGGGTGGTTCATACCGGGCGTAGGTTGGTCGAAGGCTGGATGGGTGGAAAACTTCGAACATAAATCCCTCTTCGCCGGGGATCTTGGTGTTTCGACCGGGGAGATGGGCACTATCGTACGCGTAGTGAAAAAATCAAAACTCGCGGACATGATGCTCAAGCCTGTTACTGAGCATCTGCACAAGATAGGGTATGTCGGCTATCTGGACGTAGCTACGATTATCGGGGAAGACGGCACGCCCTGGCCTCTGGAATTTACCTGCCGGGACGGCTGGCCTATCCGCCACAATCTGACCTCGTTAATTGAGGGTAGCCAGTCGCAGTGGATGCTAGACGCTATAAACGGCAAAGATACTCTCAAGATCAAGACGGATGTAGTAAGCGCCAGTGTAGTTATGGCATTGCCTGACTTTCCCTATTCTCATGTTACGAATCGCGAACTGTGCGACATTCCGATTTACGGGGCAGAAGACACCGGCCACGTGCATTTTTCCGAGGTAATGCTGGGCGCGGCACCGCGCGAGGTAAACGGTAAGGTGGTTGATCTTCCTGGCCCAGTGACGGCAGGTGATTACACCCTTGTTGCAACAGGGCAGGGCGAAACAGTATCCGGCGCGCGCCGAAGCGTGTACAGTGCGCTGAAGAAAATCTCAGTGCCGAACAGCCCGTTCTATCGAATCGACATCGGCGTAAAATTGAGAAAGCAACTCCCCGAATTGCAACGGTTAGGCTTCGCTACCGGAATGGAATTTTGATGAAAACCTGTACTAAGTGCGGACTTACTAAAGACTTCTCCTGCTTTCGCCGCCGTGGCGAAATCGGGTACAAGCCTGACTGTAAAGACTGCGCTCGACTCTACAATCTCGCGAACCGTGAAAAGCAACTAGCGCAGATGAAAGTCTATCGCGAAGCAAACAAAGAGAAGATTCTTCCGTTCAAACAGGCGTGGAAAGAACGGAACCGCGAACAGGTCAGAGAAGCGAACAGGACGTACCAGAAAGCCGCGAAAAGTCTGATAAACGCCCGCACAGCTAAGCGCAGGGCGTTGAAGAAAAATGCAACGCCAGCATGGGCCGACGCGGGGAAGATGAAGGAATTCTATTTTGCGGCTGATTTCCTCGGCATGGTGACCGGCGAGTGGTACCACGTCGATCACATCGTGCCTTTGCAAAGCAAACTTGTTCGCGGTTTGCACTGCGAGGAAAATTTTCAGGTTCTCCCCGGCATTGAGAACTGGAAGAAAGGCAACACCCAATGGCCGGATATGCCTTAGGAGTCATCATGCCACTCGACAAGAGTAAATCGAAATCGGCTATCGGGAAGAACATCAAGACCGAGATGAAACACGGCAAGCCTCAGAAGCAGGCTGTGGCGATTGCGCTCAACACTGCGCGTAAGGCCGGCGCGCACATTCCGAAGAGGAAGAAGTGACTAGCCGCGCGCGTAAAAACGGTCTGATCAGCGAGCAGTCAATCAAGGCCGCGCTTGGCGAAGCTAAGGGAGACCTCTTCCTCGCTTCGTGCGCCCTTGACTGCACGGCTCGTGAACTCGACGGTTATATCCGTCGCTCCGTCGAGTTGCAACACTTCATAGCTGCTATTGAACAGGTCAGGATCAACCCGGCCTACTCGCGTTTGAGCGTCGAGCAGTTTGAGAATCAGCTGGCCGATCAGACTCGCGCGCTCCGGATAGAAGGGCTCAACGAAATCCATAAGCTCGCGACGATGGAATTCGGTGATAGTGCCGCCCTTGCGAAGGTCAAACTGGATGCGGCGCTCGCCCTTCGCGGTGGAGTGCAGGGTAGTGTCTCCAACAGTGAGACAGAGTCGGCGCTTGCCGAATTGAACCACCTGTATCATCAAAATGCCCCTCGTATCAAAGAGATTCGCCAGACTGTGATAACGCTTCAGGATGATCGGGAAGCGATTCCACAAGTAATCGAACAGAAGCCATATCCATGAGGGCCGCGTCGCGGCCTTCTTCCAGATTCTTCCAGTTCGGGGTTTCCGCCGGGTAGTGCTGGATCTTCTTCATCTGGATGTAGCCGAAGCGCGCCATTTCCTCGATCCAGTTCCGGTACCCCTTTTTGGTGATCTCGTTACGCGGATAGTCCTTGCTTTCCAGCCAGTCCCAAACCGGAATGAACTCTTCGCGCTCCGGTGCCAGGCGCTTCTGGATGTGCCAGTGTTCTTTCGGATTCAACGCCGTCTTCATGAACTGCACATTCACGACCGGAACCCCAAGTTCCGACGCCAGTTCACTGTTCGACATCCGCTGGCCGCCGCATACGCTCCACAGGTCTTGCAGGAAGGGCACTGGCGGGAAGCGGAGGTCTACCGTCTCATCGTGTTGCGCCCAACTCACGGGGCGCGGGATGACCCCGTACGCCGCGTTACGCTGGCAGCAAGCCTCGATACGCTTCATCTGGTATGGGCACTCCACCATCAGCGTGACATCGGGCGCAAGCTCGATCTCAGGGCGCGGGTCCTGCTCGATCAGCACGCCGCCGGTCTCCTTCCACATCGTGACCTGTCGGTCAGTCGCCGGGATCCAGCTTGCGTACTGGTGAATCGGGAGATCGTCGAGCGTGGAGCTATTGAACAGCGTCGGCTTCACGAGCGAGTACCCCCGGTTCAGGATCACGTGTGTGAACTGGTCGTAGGCGATGTGGATCGACCTTGACAGATCGTCAGTTGCGTATAGTTTCATCGATAGTAGCCTCTGGCAAACCCAAAGCGCGCCGTGCGCATTGCCGGACCTCGAACGTTACCGCGTGGCCGAGGTCTTGCGGATCGAGCAGTCGGCGCGCGAACGCGGAGAGGTCCAGCACAGCCTTCGTATCGTTGCGCAAGGGGGCGTATAGATTTTGCTCGCACGGCTGGCCGATCTGCGTCTCGTTCAAGCCCCGCGCTTGCTGTTGTGCGGATTGCGACATCAGTCCGGTATCGATCTCTTTCTTCGTGGCGACCGGATAGTGAACAAGCTTTTCGAGTTGCGTTACGCGCTCACCTAGTTCTTCCATGCATTGCTGCCACGTGTAGTGTGCTGGGTACATCACTTTCTCCTCTTCATAGCCTGCATCAAAATGTCCTGTACTGAACGCTTGCTCTCAAGCCGCTCCAGCACATCGAAGTCTACTGTGTCGTTCGCCAGTATGTAGTGGATGAATACTGGCCTGTCGTGCCCTGCCTGCATCTGCCTGGTCGGACCTATCCGCTCGATTATCTGTTGATGCTCTTCGAGATTCCAGTTGACGGAGAAAAAGACCAGTATGTTCCCTCCGTCCTGCAAATTAAGACCGTGGCCAGCAGAAGCAGGATGAGCAAACAGAACCGGTATTTTCCCCGCGTTCCAAGCTCTAATAGTTTCTGGATCGGAATCAAGCACGCGGCCGCGAGGAAAAGCGGCGCGCAGACGATGCAGATCATGCTTAAAATGATATGCCACGAGAACAGGCGAACCGCCCGATTCCTCGATGATGTCGTCAAGTGCTGCAATCTTGGCATCGTGAACCTCTGTCCAGTTTCGTGATTCATCGGTATAGATCGCGCCGTTTGCCAGCTGGAGGCATTTCTGTGTCTTGCTGGCTGCGTTCAGAGCCTCCACTTCCGTAGGTCCGAGATGCCCCTCCAGTTCTAGGAACATTCTCTTCTCCATATCCCTGTATAACGATCGTGCTTTTGCGGGCAGGTCCACAACTATCTTGTTGCTGATCGGCTCTGAGAGATTGAAGTAGTCCTTCGCATCCAGCGATAAGCACACGTCGGATATCATCTGCTGTATCTCCGTCTGCGCACATTCCACCGGTTCCAGCCCGTAGCCGTCGTAACTGGTCCGGAACCACCGTTGAGAGAAAGCCGCAAACGACTTGCCAAGTCTCTGGCCCCCATCCACGAACCACATCGGCCCCCATAAGTCTTTCAAGCCATTCGGTGCCGGCGTACCCGTCAGACCAACCCATCTTGTCACCTTTCGATGTGCGACTTCCGCGAGCGCCTTGGCGCGCTTCGTACCCTGGCGCGTACGGAAACCTTTGAGTTTCGTTACCTCATCCGCGATGATCGTCCTGAACGGCCACGGGCGGGGGTTGTACTTGAACCACTCAACTAACCACGGTACGTTCTCGTAGTTGATCGTGAAGATCTGGCTGTCCCTTCTCAAGGCCATAGCTCGCCATTCAGCCGTACCGACGATAGGGGTGATCTCAAGATCAAGGCCCCACTTCGCAACTTCGTCAGGCCACGTACTTTGCGCAACGCGAAGCGGCGCGAGTACAAGCGTCGGGGAGTCATCGACCAGTGAAATCGCTTCCAGGGCTTTGAGCGTGGAGATGGTTTTACCGAAGCCCATAGGAACAAAGGCATTGCATCTCTCCTTTTCGAGAATGTGATCGATAATCAACTGTTGGTAAGGGCGGAGTTGCACTACCGACCTCGCCAGAAACCAATCAAAGCCGCGAACAGCATTCCCCAAATCAGAAGCCCGATAGTCCATCCGCTCATCTCGTCACCTTTTCAATGAAGTAATCCACGCCTTCCTTGCTGTCAATCGTGAACACATGCGCGCCAGCCATGCGAAGCTTTGCGTGCTCGCGAACCTGGCCGGGGCGCAGGAACTTCCCCGGCGCTTTCAGCTCGACGAAGTACACGAACCCGTGCCAAACCACGATTCGATCAGGCACGTCTTTATGGCCGGGGGAAGTGAACTTGCGTTGCTCGCCGCCGACTTCCTTGACCCGACGAATCAGGTATTGTTCGACATCGCGCTCTTTCATCCGCGCCACCCAATCAGCAAACCATAAACAACGCCGAGTGCGATTACGCCGAGCGCTACGGAGAGAATGTCCTTTCGCACGCGACGGTACTCCACGTTCAACCCGTGGTAAGGCCCGAAAGCTTCGTTAAGCGTGCGGGGCGTCGCGCGGTAATGCGTCCTGTCTTTTGAGAACATGTTCGCTCCTTCGTTGTTAGTGACTTCACTGTAGCAATTGCTATAGAGGATGTCAACCCTTCCTGTATCGGTATCCTTCAAAACCAGCCGCAGCTAAGGGTAATCCTGACGCCCATGTGGGAACCACGGCCATGAGCGATGACAGGTGTTTCGGGCCGTACATCAGGCCGTCCGGGGCGTAGGTAATGTTCTCATCATGCACTGGTAGACGGATCTCATAACCGGCCTCAAGAATCGCGGGATAGTTTGCCTTGAACACATCGCGAGCCACAGCTTGTGTCATATTTTCAGAAATTTTACCGCCATAGGTGGAGATGCGAGACCACTTCCGGGTGTACTGGTTGATGCCCATGAACGACAATTTGCCGTCTTCGATTCGCGGAGCGGGATACGACAGCGCACGACCGGAGGGGAGAACAATGCGAAGCCAGTTGCCTTTACGGACAAACCACACGTGCATGTAAAAAACCTCTTCGCCTTCATTATCAATAGCGTGACGAACCATGTCTTCTACTCGAAACCACAGATTCGTCGTGAACGGATGCGCGCGACGCCATAACCGCTTCAGAGAATCGCAAGTCATGAATGCCCGCTTGCTCAATCCGAACGTCGGACGCTTCTTTTCAATCGACCATTCGTAAAACCCTTCTGCCTCTTCCCATACGTCGCTCGGAATCGAGTCGGAGGGCAACTGTTCCAAGTCGATACCGAACGCCGTGGCGAAGGTCACGAACGCTCCCACGCCGCCCTGGTAGCCCATCGCCAGTTCCATCGTCTTGCCGATCTGGCGTTCGATACTGTCTTTCGCAATCAGTGAAGGATCAATGTGAAATGCGCGACCGTATGCAACTTTGTAAAGGTCTTCTCCTACGCCCGCATCAAAATCACGAAACGCCTGTAGCTTCCACTCTTCGCCGGCCAGCCATGCGAGGACACGCCCCTCGATATTCGACAGGTCGGCGACAACGATCTTCTTACCGGGCGGCGCGATAATTACTCCGCGCATTGCGTTGGCGCACAGTTCCATCACGTTCCCCGTAACGAGATCCGCGCACCCGGCTTTGATAGCGTCGATACCTGCGTCTATCTCATCCCCCGGCAACGTAGGCCGCATCAGGTTCTGAGGCTGGAAGAGGCGGCCGGCGTCGCGTCCTGTGCGCCCGGCCCCAGAGAACTGAATAACCCCCCGAAGATACCCATCTGAAGAGGTAGACCGTATAACGCGTTTGTATTTGCTGACTGAGCTTGTGCTAGACATGAGTCGTAAGCCGATAAGTTCACGTACCCCATCTGGCAGGCTTGGGTCTGTAAGTCGGCGTTCGAGAGTATCGCTCCGCATATCTGGTAACGAGACGCCATACTCTGCAAGTATGTGAGCGAGGAGCTTGTCTCTCTTAGTGGCCGAAGATACCACTCCGCCCGTGGCTTCGTCAGTTCTTCCAGCGAGCAGACTTTGCTCTTTGTCCACTGCTTCAATCGCAGTCTTTGCAAGTTTGAGATCGACATAGATTCCCTCCTGATTGATTCGCTGATCCAGTTGCCAAAGCTTGAGCTCGAATTCGTGATTCGGGTAATTCCACGAAGGAGTTTTAGAGATCAAAACCCGCATGGCGGAAATATCTGAAGCGGCGTACTCGACAAACTCCTTCCACTCTACGGGGTGCGTTTCACGAGTCTTGCGCCGGACCTTTTGATTTTGCGGTTGTGGCATGCAAAACATGCGGATGAGTTGCTTGCCCCGCTTGTCCTTTGCTACATCGGTATCAAGCTTGAATATCTCGCAGAGCGCACCTAGCGAACCCGGCAATCCGTGGCAAAGAGCCTTCACCATACTGCATCGCCAACGGTCTTCGTTGATCGACGCGAACACTTCGGGCAACACATGGTGGATAATTGTTCGGTCGAACTGAACGTTATGAAACCATAGTTCTATCGACTGATCGGCCAATATGGCTTTGAGGTCTTCAGGCATCTTCGGCGCTGCGGTTACATCCCATACTTTGACCGGCTCATCAGCCAAAGCATAAGCGAATAACAGAATCTCAGCTTTTTCTGCGTATCGAAACACCCCATCGTTGATCGGGGTTTCGCTGAACGTCTCCAGATCAAGATAAGCCCTCACGCGCGAACCCATGTTTTTCCTTTTATGACATCGGATATAGTGGCGACCGATACTTCGAAGTTTTCCGAGATAGCGCGGTACGTCCATCCCTGATAGAACAGCTGGCGTATCACCGGAATGTCTAATTCGGTTAGTTTGGCAATGCCGTGCCGACTGCCATAAGCCATCAAGTCAGACTGCGCGGCATGTTCGCTGTTCTCTTTATGAGTGCACCACTCAAGATTATTCCAGCGGTTGTTTGCTTTGCTCCCATCCTTATGATTGACGTCTTCATCCGCTTCCCCGCGATCAAGAAAAGCATCCGCTACAAGGCGATGCACTTTGCGGCAGTACGGAACGCCGAATTTCGATAGAGAAACCATAAGGTATCCATCCTTGTCGATCGTAAGGGCTTTGCCGCCGCCCTTAACGCTTCGAAAGAAGTTCACACGAAAAGGAACTACACGCGGCAAAGACCGGACGCGCCCCTCGTCGCTCACTTCGTACAGACCCTCAAAGCCTTCTATCGATTTCCAGCGTTCCATGTTCATCTCCTACGCCAGATCGTCTTCCGCATCGATAGCATCAAACCCGTCATCCGTAGCACGGGACGCGCCGCCGAAGCTGTCGCCGTGGTCGTGGAACTGCACACCAAGCAGACCGCAACGCATGCCGCTGTATGTGCCCCCCTGCGCCCACATTTCGACCTTGGCATTCACCATGCACCCGGCGTAGATGATTCCTTCCTTACCGGTCAACTTCTGCGCGGCACCGGTGGCCGGGTCCTTGAACTTGTGCAGGAAGATCGGCGCACCGTCTTTCTGTTTGCGCACGGCGGACAGTGCGTAGCGGTTCTCGAAACCTTCGTAGACCTCGCCGGTCTTGTCTTTCTTGTTCTTCATGTATGAGAACTTGTTCTTGTTCCCGCGCATGTCTTCAAGGAACGCGTCGGCCTTCTTCCCCCAAAGTGCGACTGCCTCTTTCTGGATGGCGTCCTGAATTGCAGCATCGTTCGCGCTACCGGGTTCCACGATGAACGTGGCCGTGTGGCGGAAATCGCCTTGCCCCTCATACTGCGACGGCGTAAACAGATCGTCGATAAACGCGATGCGGACATTTTTCAGTTGAACGATAGTACCCATTTTCTACATATCCTTAACAAAGGTCTTCGGCTTCAAAGCCGTCTTCCAAGGGTTTGACTTCAATAGCCGGACGCTTGTCCGATTCATGAACCACATGCGGCTTGCCTTCTGCCTGAATGACAAGCGCTTCAATCTGCTTCAGGCGTCGTGGTTGCGCCTTCAACGCTTCAAGAATCGGCTTCGGGCCAAGTAGCTTGAAGCTGTACATTTGATCCTGTTTCATCTTGAACTTCTTCATGAGGCTTTCCGCTTCCTCATCCGAAGCCCATTGGCGGTTGCCCTTCTTGCCCGCCACAACCTTGACGCCCGGAATTGTCTTGCCTGAGAACACTTCCAGCTCGATACGGGCGCGTACCGCCTTGATCCAGTCTTCGATCAATTCAAGCGACGGGAAGATTTCACCCAAGCGCTCGACTCCGATTGCTTCCACCGTAGCGCCGGACAAAGGCACGCTGTCGAAGTCAATGTCTATCGTCTCTTCAACCTTCGCGAGCAGGGCAGGGCAAACCGCCTTCGCCTTGCACCATTGGCAAGTCTTCTCCGAGGGCGCAAAGTCCGATTCCTTCATCGCGCGTTGATCCCCCATCTTGTGAATCAGAATCGCCTTTTGCGCTGCTGGATCAGCGTATGCGTGAACCCATGCATTGATCAAATCAGGCGTCGTTGACCACTCCTTCGACGCAGAAGATCGAAGCGGCTGCTCAATGATCAGGTTCACCTGAGTGAACTCTTCCGTAAGCCCGAACTTCTCAAGCGCTCCGGAACCGTACATGAGCAGCTGCGGATTCTCTTCGACTTCGACTTCAGAGTATCCGAACTTCGCATCGATCACATCAAGTACAGAATGGCCATCAGAATAGCTAACGACAAGCACGATATCCCCACGGCCTGTAGCCCCTTCCTCCCCCGTGATGTGCTCAATCGGGAGATCCTGTTCCACTTCCGTAAGCACTGTACAACCGAGTAAAACGTAGCTACGAATACGGTCGCGTACGTTATCAAGAACAGTCTGTACATCGGCTGCAAACTCCTGATTGACCGTATGCCCTTTCTTCAGGACATACCCCTCGTAGGCCATCGCCTGCGTACCAAACTGCAAGCACAGCGTAAGCAACTCGTGTTTGTCGATACCCGTATCGGCGGCTCCCATATCGCCCTCCGGCTGGCCGATCTCCATCGCGAGCGAGTTGGCGCAGTACAGCCAGCGGTGTGCGCTCGATGGACTGGCTAGCGCGTGGTATTCATCACTCATGCGAAGCCTCCGGATCGACTTCGCCGGCCGACACGCGCGTCAGGTAAGCCACGGCTTCCGGCCACTGCGCTTCGGTCAGTTCCTTGCCGTGCTTCACGCCAAGTCGTGCGAGCGCTGCCTTTGCCTTCGCCAGATCAGTTTTCGCAATCGACGTTACAAGCTTCGACACGTCGCTATATTCCACCTTCTTTGATTCTTCTGCGGAAGTTTGCGAAGTGACGGTAGTGGGCGGCAAGGGTTCGTTTGGGAGGTCTTCGATCTTGATCGAATTGCCGATACGCTCCGGCTGTTTGGCTACTTCTTCAAGTTGCGCAGCTTGTTGCGCTACTGCTGACGCGATCTGCGCTTCGCCCCATTGCGATTGCGGCGTATCTGTGAACTGCGTTGCCGGCGCTTGTATACCTCCAATCGCGGCTGTCAGTTCAATAACTGCTGCGGTGAGCAGTTCGATTCGTGCTTCCAAAGACATTCTTCATCTCCTTCGGTTGATGGGTAACGCAGACCAGAATTTAGGCGCGCGAAAACCGCATGTCAAGCGAAATTTGCACTTGCTAACTGGATTCGCATTTGCTATAGTTAACTTACACCAACAGGAGAACGACATGCTCTACATCGAAGAACGCAAAACTCGCAGCGGCAGAACTGCCTATATCATCTGTACCGCAAGTGGTGCTGAGTTCAAGCACTTTTGGCGCAAGGACCGTGCTGAAGCCTGGCTGCGCAACGAGATTTACGCCTGATATGTGGACAGTGAAATTTTACACGGGGGCTGATTGGCCCCTGATCAAAAGCGATCACGGAATAGAGCTTGAGTGCGCAGGGGCGACGCGTGATCAAGCAGAGAAGATTGCCGAAATTTTAAACGAACACTACAAGGAGCAAACATGAAAGCATTTCACGGCGATCCGGCAATCAAGGAAAAGTATCTCGCGCGTCTCAAGGCGCACCATGCTGCGGACGAGATCATTCAAGGGCAAGGTTGGGATGGTTCGCATGGTTGCGCGGTAGGCTGTACGCTCAACAAATACGATCACGTGGCGTACGAAAACGAACTTGGCTTGCCGCAATGGCTCGCGCATCTTGAAGACCGGATCTTCGAAGGGTTGCCCGCAAGAGACGCACAGCAGTTTGCGGTTGACTTTCTGGAAGCCCTACCTGTTGGCGCGAACGTTGAAGAAGTTCGTTGGCAACTTGCTTCACAACGCCATACGCGAGATCGTAATCGTCTGATGTCGAATCCTAAACCATACGCAAAGCAATGCGTTGAGGCTTTGAATCTGGTAATCGCGTATTGCGATTCAAAATGTAAATCGGAGTCGGCGGCGGAGTCGGCGGCGGAGTCGGCGGCGGAGTCGGCGCGGTCGGCAGCGGATTCGGCAGCGTGGTCGGCAGCGTGGTCGGCAGCGGATTCGGCAGCGGATTCGGCGCGGTCGGCAGCGTGGTCGGCAGCGGATTCGGCGCGGTCGGCAGCGGATTCGGCAGCGTGGTCGGCAGCGTGGTCGGCGGCGGAGTCGGCGCGGTCGGCGGCGGAGTCGGCGCGGTCGGCGGCGGAGTCGGCAGCGCGGTCGGCAGCGGATTCGGCAGCGGAGTCGGCGCGGTCGGCAGCGTGGTCGGCAGCGGAGTCGGCAGCGTGGTCGGCGGCGGAGTCGGCGCGGTCGGCAGCGGATTCGGCAGCGGATTCGGCAGCGGAGTCGGCGTGGTCGGCGGCGGACCATTTCAAATGGGAGGCCGTAACTCTGCTTGAACTTTTGCGTAACGCTCCACAGGAGATCTGATGCCAATCCAGAAATTCAAGCAGTGGCTGGCGGAATCGACTCCCGCTGAGAAGCGGGAGCTCGCGATTAAAGCGTCCACGTCCGTCAGTACACTCTGGCAGATTTCCTACGAGGTACGCGGCAATGGCAAACCGTTCAACGCATCTTCGGAACTGGCTGGCCGTATCGAACGGGCGATTGCATCGATCAACAAGCGCAGACGACATGCCCCGCTACCTGAAGTGCGGAAGGGAGACATCTCCAAGGATTGCGCGAAGTGCCGTTTTTATCGGGACTGCGAATGAAAGCCTTTCTCATCCTGCGCCTTGTCAATGCTGCGTACGCATGCGACGCACGAGGCGATCACAATCTGGCTGCACTGATTCACGAAGCGATAAAGGAGATTGAAAATGGAGACGTTCGGGGAACGACTGGCGAGACTCAGGGAAGAGCGGGGGTGGTCTCGACTGGAACTGGACAACAGGATGAAAGCGGCGCGCGGTCTGACGGGAGCATATGAGTTAGGTCGTTGCGTGCCGGGATACTGGAACATTCTTGAACTGGCAAAGCAGCTTGATGTTTCGCTTAACTATTTGTGCCTGGGTGAAGAATGAAACTCCTTCCCGCAATTCTCATCGCCGTTTGCGCTACCGCGCACTCCCAATCGTTCTTCCAGATGGAAGCCGGTATCGGCATTAACCGTTACGAGACGGAAAACGGCCGCTGGTACCAGAACGGCATGCCCCAGAACAGCGTTACCCGGTTTGCGCCTGTCGTCGCGCTGGGGGTAACCGGGCCGGTCGTCTCCCGGGGCGCGTGGGGCGTTGACTGGCACGCGGATTACGTGAACCTTGGGCGTGCGGCCGCGTCCTGCCAGTGCGATACAAGCGACTCAGACTACGCGGCACGCGCCACGAAGCACACGGCGTACTACAGCGGCTCCGGCCGCGCGCAAGGGGCCGCGTTGACCCTGGAGCCGTACCGGTACTACGCGGGCCTGCGGTGGGGCGTGGAAGCTGGCGCGTACGCCTACCGCTCGATCTGGAGCGAGTCGGTCTCCGGCTGGACGGTGGGCGGACCGCCGGTCAACCTGTCACTATCAGAGAGTCGCTGGAGCGTAGCGCCAGTCGCCGGTTTGTCAGTCGGCGACGGGAAATGGGCGGTAAGCTATCGCCATTACTTCATGCGCTACCGCAAGGCGGAGATGGTTCCGCCCTTGTGGAACGATGCTGACGTTTTGATGTTCACGAGGAGGTTTTGATGACTGACAACCAGATCCGGGAGATATTCCTGGCGAACGGGTTCACGATCAAAGACGGGCAAACCGATTTAAAGCCGTACGTGTATGCCGCTGCCCGTGCCCTTCTCGCCGCAGCCTCGCCCCCTCCCGCGCAAACGGCAGATGTGCGGGAGATGGCGGATGAGCAGCGCGAAGCCATATTGATGGCGATTGGCTGGCACGAACATGGGTCATCGGTCCGCGATATGAAGTACGCGGATGCGTTGCGCGCCTTTCTTCTAACTGAGCGGCTCGATCATATCGATGAAGCCGGATATGCTCATTTCAAGGTAACTAAATGACCTTGGGCCAACTTTTGAAGTCTCGTCGTGAAGCGCTTGGCATGACGCTGGAAGACGTGGCCGATTCTACCGGATCGTCAAAATCATATGTATGGGAGTTGGAGAATTCCAAGGGCTACAAGATGAGTCTTGTATTCGCTGCGCGCTTTGCTGTCGCCCTTGGATTGAATGTCAACATGATGGCGTCGGCGGCGCTCGAATCGGAGCGCAAGGCCGCACCCACTGGAGATCAAACGTGACCGACGAACAGTCTCGATCTATTGGAGAAAAAGTAATGGAATCCAGTCTTTCGCTTTTAGCACTCGCCATCCAGCGCCTGGCCTATGCCGCACTGGCGTCCACAATCGCCTGGTATCTGATACACTAACTCCCGTCTCCTTCTGTTGTCTTCGGCCCGCTTTCATAGCGGGCTTTTTCTTGCGCGCGCGGTTTGTAAAGAGTAGGATAGCCAGACCCCGTAAGACGACTTAGGAGAACCGCCCATGTTGATCCCTATCGCCGACGTTCTGGCGCTCATCCCTGTTTCCCGCGCTACGCTTTATCTCCGCATGCAAGAGCCTGACTTCCCCCGCCCTGTCAAGATTGGGGGCCGCGTGTTCTGGAAGTCCCAAGAAATCCAGGCGTATATCGATTCCAAGCAGGTCGAAGCGGAGGAGTGATGGAAAAGGCCAAATGCAGCTTTTGCGGAATTGAGACCCGAGCGGCCGTAGTATGGGACAGCTCCGTTCCTGTTGTTTGCTGCCGACGATGTGCGGAAGAAGTTTTGCCCATGATGATAGGCGATTCGCTTTTGCTTGCAGAAGGCTCCGCTCCTTTTCATGAGGCTGAAAAACAATGGAATGGGCGCTTCAAAGTGCGTTTTCTGCGCGCTGTCATGGCGCGTTGCGTCGTACGCAAAGCGAGAGACTAATGACCGAGAAGCCAGAAATAAAAATCCGGGTCTCGCCGGAGGGAATCCCGCCTGAACTCAAAAAGCTTTCCCGATGGGTTCTATGGAAGCATGTATGGGTCGAAAAGACGCAGCGATGGGCGAAAGTTCCGTTCCAGCCATCCGGCAAGCGTGCGTCGAGCAGCAGTCCCGATACTTGGTGCTCTTTTGACACTGCGATGATCGTCGCCCAGCTGTATGACGGTCTTGGTTTTGTGTTCAACGGCGACGAAATAACCGGCATCGATCTGGACGGGATGGTTGATGCTAGCGGCGAACTATCGGAAAAGGCAAAGCGCATTCTGGAGCAGGTTCCGGGTTACGCAGAGCTTTCGCCGTCGGGGCGCGGCCTGCACATCATCACTCGTGCGGAGCCAATCGGCGACGGGAAGCGCAAAGACGGTGTGGAAGCGTATTCCACAGGCCGTTATTTTACGTTCACTGGCCATCAGATCAATGGGCACAATTCCGTCCCTGATTCTCCGCAGGACATCTCACCGTTTCTCGCCGAACATTTCGGAGTAACGCCGCCGGCTGAGAAGACGGATCTTGACATCGCCTGCGCGGAACTGCCGCGAACTTTCTACCAGAAGGTGAACGATCTGGCGATGAAGGCGTTCGCCGCCTGGGTGCCTCAGCTTTTCCCCGACGCGATCCCCTATCAGAAGGGCGGTTACCGCGTTTCCTCAGATTCCCTCAGGAGACAACTTGAGGAAGATATTTCGATAGTCCCGGAAGGCATCAAGGATTTCGGGGTAGCGGATCAGGGGGACTCGCGCGGGGGCAAGCGCTCGCCAATTGATCTGGTTATCGAGTGGGGCGGCGCGAAAGACGCTCAGGAAGCTGCGAACCGGCTTTGCGGGTATCTTGGCGTCGATCCTGTGGCGATGGGCGGTAAAGCCTCGGCAAAGCCCGCCGAAGTCGGCGATTTCGTACAGGCGGCGCAGTTTGCCTCAGACCAACGGATCGAATGGCACATCAAGCACGTGATTCCGAAACGCGGTCTGATTGTCGTCTATGGCGCTCCGGGCTCTTCGAAGTCGTTCTTCGTACTGGATCTGGTTGCACACGTCGCGCGCGGCCTGCCTTGGCGCGGCCACCGGGTGAAGCAATCACGTATCGCCTACGTGGCCGCCGAAGGCGTGGCGGGCTTCGGGAACCGTCTGGCCGCCTATTCGAAGTTCCACGCTATCCCTCTCGCAGAAGTTCCCGTCTTCGTGCGCGGCGGCGCGCTTATGCTCAACGAATCAGCAATAGGGATCATGGAATCCGTCAATGCGCTTGGCGATGTTGGAATCGTCGTCATCGACACACTGGCCGCCGTCACTCCGGGTGCGAATGAGAATACGTCTGAGGATATGGGGGAGGCTATCAAATCCGCCAATCTGATAACGGAAGGAACTGGAGCCAGCGTCATCCTCATCCACCACGCCAACAAGCAGGGCGAAATGCGCGGATGGAGCGGCCTGCTCGCTGCGGCCGATAACACCATTCGGGTTGAGCACGAGGAAGCTACCGGGTTGCGCGCTGCACACGTCGAAAAGCAGAAGGAAGGTCGTTCTGACGGAAAGTACGGTTACCGGCTGCGCGTCGTTGAACTCGGCAGCGACGAAGACGGTGACACAATCACTAGCTGCGCAGTCGAGCCATGTGAGGAGACAGCGCCGAATACCCGAACGGAAAAGAAAGAGCGGAAATCGCGTTCTGGTGATTTCCAGACCAGTAAGAACTTCCGCAAGGCACGTGCGTACATGGCAACACTTGAGGCACTTATCGAAGCTTCACCTGACAATCAGATTACTATGAAGGAGGCAATCGAAGGAATTCAGGGTGACGCTACCCATAATCAGGGCCTAGAAAATAACCCCGACAGATCGAATGTCAGGAAGACTATAACGTCACTCGCCGACCACGGTAGGGTCACCCTTGAACTCGGTGTTATAAGGCTTCCGGACGATTTGGGTGACGCTGGGTGACGCTGGGTGACGCTACTTTAAGGTTACTTTTTGGCTTGGGTGACCCTGGGTGAGGTGACCCTACTCTCTTTAGAGTAGGTCACTAGCGTCACCTCACCCGAAACCCTCTACGTTTTGAAAGGAAAATGAAATGTTTATCGCACTAACCGCAGCAGAGACGGGCGTAAGGGTTTACGTGAATATGAGTCTCATCAAGCATTTTTGGCGGGCAGCAGGATGGAATGTCATGTATTCGGTAGAGGCAAAGTTTCCGACAGAGGTTCAGGAAACGCCGGACGAGATTCTGAGGCTACTGGCAGGAGGCAACGAACGATGAAACGCGATTCGGTTTTGTGTGTTGCCTGTGGCAGGGCCTTCGATGTGGGTTTGCTGGAGCTGGTGCGCTGGTCGGGGCCGCTGTGGTGCCAGCCGTGCATCTTGAAGGCGGATGAGGCTTTAAATCAGGCCGCACAGCGGGCTGCGAGGGTTGGGGAGGTAGTTGGGGACCAGAAATGAGAAACAGCCCGTTGCGGGCCGTTTCCGTTATTGGAGAGGCGCATAGCCGAGTTGTATGCCGGGGTTCACGTGGAGGAAGTGATCCCGGTTCGCAAAGCCCCCGACCACGGCCAGGTGATCGGCCATTTCTTCCGGGGTAGGAACGCCAGCGCTACGGATGTAGCCTAGCGGATCTTCGCTTTCAGGCGACAGGATGACGTAAGTTAGCATGGATTAAACCTCCTCACAAAGATCATGGCGCGGTCCATGGCTTTCATCGGATGAATTGCGCAGTCGCCAGTGCGCATGGTGATTGCCCATATGCCATCACGGCGTTTGAAGATGTGGGGCTTCTGCATCCAGATCAGTTTCATTGCAGACAGATTCCCGAATAGTCAACGGTTCGACGGATGGTCCAGTGGCGCTTTACCTCCGGGAGCCACGGGTCATAGCACACGCACTCGATGTAAGCGTTGGCGAGGAACGTGAGCACCACGTGGGCGGTGGTGCGTTCCAGGATCCTGCGCTCCTGTTCGAGCAGCTGCGATTCGGATTTCATTTCCAGTCTCCTTCGTTGAGGGTGTCTGAACTATAGCATTTGCTACACGAAAAGGAAGGTGAATTGCACTATGGATCGCGCGTGCGTAATAGGGGGAGGCTTTGTTATGTTATAACGTTTCACGAATTGGAATTGGCGAAATGAGCCCCTGTTCGCGCCTCCAAAACACCGATAGTGAGTGCTCACTAACAAGTTCCACGAAAGACGGCTGTAAGTTCCACGACAGCTTGCGAACAGGGGTTTTGGGCCTGATAACACCTCAATGCATATGCACAGTTCGTAAGTCGTTGATTCTAAAGGATTGGTGCAATGCAAGGTAATTTGACATAATGGAAGTTATCAACCTTTCGGGGTCTCCGAGAGGCGATTTCGGCTTGGAATGCGAATCATTCTCAACTCTGGGGGCAACCCTCCCAGACGGCGGACGGGTGGCTAATTTTTGGAGACGCGTTTCCCGATTCGCGAATCGAAAAAACATTCACGGTACAATTGGCGCAGAATTCCAGTTCACGGAGCCCGCCATGCCCAAACAGCCATTCACGCATAAGCCCATCTTTCCGCGCGACCCGAAGACCCGGCAGGAAAGAACCCAGCACGGGGAGAAGGTGAAGCCGCAACGCGAACTGGCCGGGAGAAAGACGAAATGACGCAACAGGAAGCGCTCGACATCTGGAACGAATCCGGCAAGGGCCATATGTTCTGGACCTTCGAGTTTGCGAAAGCTGTCGAGAATCGGGCATTGCAAAAGGCACTTGCGGTAGTCGAAAAGTACGGGCTTTCGAATGATCAGACCGCTATCGATATCCGCGCATTGATAGACGCGTCGAAATGAGCCTGACAAATGCTTCCATGCTCCGGGTGATCTCGGAGGACCGGGCGCTCGCCAGCGCCATGGTGTTCCCGCACCGGCATCCGCAGCAGAGCCCCCCGGCGCACGTCCGGATCATGGACGCGTGGCGCAGCGTGGACCCTCTCGTGCTTATCGAGATGTTCCGGGAGGGCGGGAAGTCCACCTTGTCGGAGGAGTTCCTGTTGCTGGAAGCCGGGTTCGCCAACATGGGGTACTGCATCATCCTCGGCGAGACGTACACCAAGGCGTGCCAGCGCCTGGAGGCGATCAAGTTCGAAGCGGCGACCAACACCAAGCTGCTGAGTCTGTTCGGCAAGATGGCAAAGTGCGCCGGCAGGCTGTGGAACGAACACCAGTTCGAGCTTCCCAACGGCGTACTGCTGGAGGCGCACGGGTGGGAGGAAGAGTTCCGGGGGTTCAAGTGGCACGACCTGCGGCCTGACCGCGCGTACCTGGACGACATCGAGAACCGGGAGCGGGTAAAGGACGCCGCGGCGGTGAAGAAGAGCGTGAACAAGCTCTATCTCGAATTGATGCCCGCGATGGACAAGGAGAAGGGGAAGATCCGGATCACCGGGACACCACTGGCTGAAGACTGCATGATTACGCGGCTGCGGGCCAACCCCGACTGGACCAGTTTCCAGTTTCCGATCTGCGATGGCGAGATCGACGATCCGGCAACCGTCGCCACGTGGCCGGAGCGCTACCCGATGGAGTGGGTCCGGGGCAAGCGCGACCAGATGGAGCGCGCGGGGGAACTGAACGGGTTCTTGCAGGAGTACATGCTCAAGGCGATCGGCACGGCCGACAAGCCGTTCGAGGAGAGGCATATCCATGAAATCGCTATCGATCCTGCGCCGTGGCTTCCTCGAACGCTGGTTGTGGACCCTGCCCGTACTGCTAATGTTGGGAGCAGCGACCGGACTGGCCGTGTGGTGCTTTCGCGACTTGGAACCCGCATCTACGTGCACGCAAGCTCCGGCGAATACTGGAAGCCCGACGCAATCATCTCCGACGCTTTTAACACATCCCGCAAATTTGATGCCGCAACTGTGGCGATAGAGAAGAATTCGCTGGATGAGTGGCTGTTGCAACCACTGCGCGCGGAGATGCTTAGAAGGGGTGAGAGCCTGCCGCTCAAGCCGATTCAGGCACCGCAGGACCGGAGTAAAGAGCAGTTCATCATGGGCCTGCAACCGTTCTTCGAAGCCGGGGACATCGTGCTCGTCGGAGGACGCGGCGCGCACAGCCAGCTTGTGGCGGAGATCCTGAACTTCCCGTCCGGCAAGCGGGACATACTGAACGCGCTGGCGTACGCCCAGCGGGTGTTTTCAGGAGTACCGGTGTATGAAGACTTCGGGGCATGGAATCTCATCGAAGGGTACGAGCCGAGTGCGCGAGACGCTCTGGCTCTGTGTTTTAACGCTTCAGGTTCTGACACTACGGCTGCTCTGGTTTCTGTTGAAGGTGAGCGCATGGTTGCCGTGGCCGACTGGATCTCGCCTGTTTCTCCTGCTCAAGCTGTACCGGACAT